CCAGTACCGCCTGTGCCACCAGTAGCGCCAGTGCCGCCTGTAGCACCAGTGCCACCTGTGAATCCTATTGATCCAGTAGATCCTATTGATCCAGTAGATCCTATGCCGCCAGTAGCGCCAGTGCCGCCTGTAGCACCAGTGCCACCTGTGAATCCTATTGATCCAGTAGATCCTATTGAACCGGTGGACCCTATTCCACCAGTGCCGCCAGTGCCACCAGTAGCGCCAGTGCCGCCTGTAGATCCTATTGATCCAGTAGATCCTATTGATCCAGTAGATCCTATGCCGCCAGTACCGCCTGTGCCACCTGTAGCACCAGTGCCACCTGTAGCACCAGTGCCACCTGTAGATCCTATTGATCCAGTAGATCCTATGCCGCCAGTACCGCCTGTGCCACCTGTAGCACCAGTGCCGCCTGTAGCACCAGTGCCACCTGTAGATCCTATTGATCCAGTAGATCCTATTGAACCGGTGGACCCTATTCCACCAGTGCCGCCAGTGCCGCCTGTGCCACCAGTAGCGCCAGTGCCGCCTGTAGATCCTATTGATCCAGTAGATCCTATGCCGCCAGTACCGCCTGTAGAACCAGAAGAACCAGATGTTCCACTTGACCCAGCAGACCCTGAAGTTCCGCTAGTTCCAGATGATCCAGCGGATCCGCTTGTACCAGAAGTCCCGCTTGTCCCATCTATACCAGAAGTCCCGCTTGAGCCTGAAGTTCCGCTAGTTCCAGATGATCCAGCGGATCCGCTTGTACCAGAAGTCCCGCTTGATCCCGCAGACCCTGAAGTTCCGCTAGAGCCAGATGTTCCGCTTGTGCCATCTATACCAGAAGTCCCGCTTGAGCCTGAAGTTCCGCTAGTTCCAGATGATCCAGCGGATCCGCTTGTACCAGAAGTCCCGCTTGATCCCGCAGACCCTGAAGTCCCGCTAGAGCCTGAAGTTCCGCTAGAGCCAGATGTTCCGCTTGTCCCATCTATACCAGAAGTCCCGCTTGAGCCTGAAGTTCCGCTAGTTCCAGAAGAACCAGCTGCTCCTTGCGGGCCAAGGGCTACGACTATAGCATCACTTATCTCTGACGGAGGAGCATTAACCGTTACGTTTATCTGAGGCTCTGTATCTACTATAACTATATCAGACATGTTAGTAAGTTGCTTCTGGATTTACGGTTACTGTTCCTTGCAGAACTCTTACCACTGTGGATTCTGGAGATTGCCCTGAAACATATCTTTCTATGTCATAAACAGCAACAGTTATTGGAAGCTCGGCTGTTTCTGCTGGAGTTAAAGTAAAATTAATAACTCCTCCAGTTGCGTTTACAACATTTGGCTCCAAGTCAACAAGAACCCCCGTCGACCCATATGAGTACCTGACTTTCCCTCTTAGTGCATAGCCGCTTATATTTACAGGGGTTCCATCTGAATTAGTCAACGAGGCCGTCAAATCATAAGTTTCCCCTTGATTAATTGTTATGTTGTAAACTGCCATGCCATAGATTACACTCTATTTCGGCTAACAGTTATATAATTCCTACACCTTTCTGTCCTACTACTTTGCTTGCGCACTGATTCGCAAAAATTATTGCTTTTTCAATATCATTGGTTTTACTGAACTCTACTACCAATCCAGCCAAGAAAGAATCACCCGCTCCAGACACATCAATTACTTCTTGAGGTGCTACAGGATAGTTTTTACCCAAGTAATAACAGCCATCCTCTCCTGCTGTTTTTATTATTTTATTAGCAAGGGAAGACGGAATGCAATGCTTCGATCTATCGTATTCAAAATTATTAATCTTTACGAATCTTACTTTTGCCGCCCAATCGCCCAATATTCTTTTGCTATCAAGAAACACTGAATTATGATTAGAAGAAATAGTTAAAATATCTTCTTCGCTTAAAAATCCTTTATTGTAATCAGAAATAACGATATGATCATAATCATAGTTCATCTTATCTATGTTAAACTTCTTAATGTTTTCAGCAGAGTCTAATCTGAAAAACATATGGTTCGTGCTTTTGTGGATATATCTTGTTTTAGTAATGTTAGCCCAATTTGAATTTGTTATAATGTCGCATGAGTTTTCAATAGACTTTATATTTCTATAAACATTCTTTGCCATGCCAGGATTATCATTTTGATCAATAATCTTTAGAACTGGCACAGGCTTGTCCGGGCTCATTCTATCGCATGAGCAATAAACATGAACATCTCTGCAACTATCTCCTATTACTAAAATTTTCTTTTTCATTAGAACTTGCTTTTTCTTTCTACGATCATTGAAGGCCTTGTAGAATGCAAAGCTTTCTTGTAAGCTTGCAACACTTCTGCTCCAGTATCTGGAACATAAATTGGGAAAGATACCATATTTCTAAAACCTTCTGTAAAATTTTGAGAGTGAGTCGGTCCAGAGTAGAACGGCCCGCTGTCAGCTACTACTGTTCTAAATATTACTGGACACTCATATTCTCCATGAGATATTCTTTCTATATGATTAGCATGATTGATAATAGCATCTGCCGCTACTAACATAAAGTCATGACGTTCGTAGTAAACGACAGGCTTGAATCCTTCAAACGACATTCCGATAGCAAGACCAGCCATAAGATTTTCAGCCACAGGAGTTTCAATCTTTTTGCTATTATCTACATTTACTAGATTGCCCATTGCATTTCCATATTTAACATTGTATCCAATAAATACAGAATTAGCTTTGCCGATTTCCGTCATAGCTTCTGTAACAGCATTCTTGAAAGAAATATTAGGATCTACTTCGAAATGCGGCAATTGTTCTGGAAGCAGAGGAGGAAAATATTCAGCATCAGTTTTTTGCTTTGTTTTCTTCAGATCTATATTTTCGTCAATTCTTGCGTGAGGGTAAGTGATATCGTATCTATATCTTGAAACGCAAGAAGGCATTGCTGGCAATACAGACTCTCCCCATCTTTCGCTCTTTGGTGTGCAAACAGATCTATTGTTGTCTTCTACGATAAATTTACATGGCAAATCAAAACCAGAAACATATCTTGCCGCCTCGAAAAGATGACCCGAATCTTCTGTTCCATCCCCCACAAAGCACCACACCTTCTGGGAAGACCCCTTGCGCTTTAGGGCGAGAGCTATTCCAGCGGCAATTGCTGGAGTTCCGCCGATAATGGCAGATGTAAAGAAGTTTCGCTTCCTATCATAAATAAACATACTTCTACCATCAATGATTCTTTGGCGCAATTCCTCTGGAGGAATTCCAGCAAGCAAAGCATGGTAGTGATTTCTATGATTAGAGATTACGTAATCACCATCTTTGATATCCTTAAAGATCTCAATTAACTGGTCCTCATTTCCACCCGACAAGTGAAACAGGAACGGCAGCTTGCAATCCCTATAGAGATCAATAATTGAATTTTCGAAATTAATTAGATCCTGCTTTGTGACGTAGTTCATTTTAAAAATTTATGATTATTCTGCCCGACTCTCCAGTTTTTAGCTTTGAGACTGCTTCATTTATGTTGAAGATGTCGTATCTGTCGGTTACTAATGATTTTATGTTTATTTTTTTATTTTTATAAAGTTTTATGTATCTCGGAATATCTATATCTGGATCAAAGTTGCCAGCCTGAGTGGTTCTGATAGTTTGCCCGTTATTAGAGAAAAATGATATTGGATCATTAATAGTTAATTGAGATCCCGGCTTCGGTTGGGAAACTAAAATGCATCTTCCTTGATTAGATAGCAAAGGAATAAGCCTAGAAACGAAACTCAGAATTCCAGTGGTATCAATAATGCAGTCAAATTTTACCTTAGATTCAATAAGCTTTTCTATATTAACTGGACTATAAAATTCAGCCCCAAGATTTTCTACCATCATTTTTTTTGCTTCATTGATGTCTATTCCCACAATTGGACCAGCCAACGATAAACTTGCTGCTTGTATGCAGCTTAAACCTACGCCGCCACATCCTATGACCAAAACGCTTTCTCCAAATTTTATATTAGCGTCTTTATTTACGACGCTAAATCCCGTAGACAATCCACAACCAAGCAACGCGCAAAACTCATCGTCAATTTCTTTATCTACTGGAGTGATTCTATTTTCTGATACGACTACATTTTCTGCTAGAGTTACAACTTTTCCTCCAGAAACCTCCTTGTCATGCCATTGATATTTTGCGAAATCAGCTTCTAGCCCAGAGCCTTTTCTCCAATGCATTACAACTTTATCGCCTTTTTTAACTTTTTTGACGCCTTCTCCAACAGCTTCCACAAGGCCGCACCCTTCATGTCCAATCAAATGAGGCATGAATTGCTCATTATTTTTAAGGCCAGCTATTTCTTGTAGTTGCGCTCCGCATAGCCCGCTAGTTACTGTTTTTATTTTTACTTGCCCAAAAGATAGCTTTTTAGGCATTTGTATGTCGTCTACATAAATCGGCTTATTTTTTTCTAAAAGTATAGCTGCTTTCATGACCTCTTTATTCTATCGAATTGTATCGAACTAGTATAAAAAGATTGAGTTTTTGTTAATGCGACGACAAGTTCTGCCACTTCATTTGGATCAATTAATTCATTAAAATCTTGTCTGCCTACATTCATTCCAGTAGCCATAGCTCTCGGATATAAGTTTATTATTCTTATATTTCTTTGGAATGATTCCGCCGCTATGGAATCTGAATAACCTTTCAAAGCATATTTCGCCGCAGCATAATCTGGATCTTTAGGATCTGGATTTATCCCACTGATAGAGTTTACATTTATAATTGTTCCTTTATTTCTATTCTTAAAATAATCAAATGCAGCTCGTAACACATTCAAAGATCCTTGATAAGATTTTAAATAATCTTTTTTATCAAAAGCATTATTTATAATAATATTTGGCTTGTACTGCTTAAAAATCTCTTCTTTTACATCGAGCATTTCAAGAACTATGCTATTAAAAAAAGAAATTTTTCTTCTTCCGCAAACGGTAACTTCGTGATCAATATGGAATTTTTTAGCCAACGAAAGCCCGAAACCAGAAGTCCCACCTACAATAAATACTTTTTTCATTGAATAGATAGTATTAAATTTTCGGTTATTATGTAGTCCACGGACCCATCAAGTAAATGCTTTAAAACCTGATGAGGGTAGTTATTAATAGGCTCTCCATGAGCGTTGAACGAGGTATTCAATACGATAGGAAATCCAGACAATTTTCTGTATGCATCAATTAAATCATAATAAAAAGGATTAGCTTCTCTCTTTACTATTTGAGGTCTTGCGGATTTATCGATTGGATGAACCACCGCTGGTATTTTATTTATCCAATGTTCTTTTGTTTGATAGCATAAAGTCATGAATTCGGCTGCATATTTTGATTTATCGCAATAAAATATTTCATCAGCGTATTCGCTCAACACAGACGGCGCGAAAGGCATGATTTCTGTTCTTTTTAGTCTTTTATTTAATTTTTGATGCGTTTCTGGATCAGTTGGCTTTACAACAATACTTCTGTTGCCCAATGCTCTAGGGCCGTATTCCGTTCTACCCTGGAAAACGCCTACAACATTTCCATCATTAATTAATTTAGCGGCTAAATTTAAATCAAAATCAATTACTTTAACTTGTGGATTGTTTCTTAAAATAGATAGCCAATCTTCTTTGCAAAAAGACTCTCCCCAAAAAACGTTATTTGGAGAAATAGGCGCTGTTATTTCTTTTAGCTCATAAGCTTTTAATAATGCAGCTCCTAAAAATAAACCAGCATCACCCATAGCTTGGTGTATATAAATCTCATCATACAGCCCACATTCATTTATAAATTGATTTAATTTTACGTTAGCAAATAAACCACCAGACAAGCAAAGTTTTTTGTAGTCTGGAAATTTATCTTTTACATCGCTAAGCAATTTGTAAACTAAATCTTCAGTAAATTTTTGCAAAGTCGCTGCATAATCTGCCCTTTTTTGCTCTTCTGTGAACCACCCATCTTCGTGCAGCTTATGGCAAATAAAATCAAACATTGAAAGCCAGCCCGGGCATTTATGAGTTAAGTCTTCATAATACAAGCAATGTCCTAAATATTCATAAATTTTTTTATTTATTTTACCATGACCGGCTAATCCGACGACTTTTCCTTCATCTTTTAATATCAGCCAGCCCATTCGATTGGTTGTGAAACCCCATAAATTCGCCAATGTCGAAGCAGTTGGATACCAAGATGAATGAACCAAATCAGTTAGACCGTCTTCACATAGATAAATTTTCCCCCTACTTCTTAACCCTGCTCCATCTAAAGATACGCAAGCCACCTTTCCAGCCATGCCTGACGAATAATAAGCCCCTAAAGCATGACACGCATGATGCGAAAAAGATTGAATTTTCCCAGATATTTCTTCTTTTTTAAATCTTTCCGGAAAATCTGAAAAAGAATAGGGCCTAGACGTAGCTATATGATCGCAATTAAATAAATTAACACCAGTCATTTTTTCTATAGCTATCAACGAAGCTTCAGGGAAAATGTTTTGTCTATGGCACGCTTTTATTCCACTTAGCTTTTCTTCTTCTAGAGCGTATTTTACTTGCCCGTCTATAATTAAAGCGCAGCCCGCGTCGTGGCCAAAAGTTGGCGATATTCCAATTATTTTACTCATAGTTTATAATGTCTTCAAAAACTTGTTCTTGTGGATACTCGACCCAGTTTTCGTGATGGTCAAAAGTTATATCTGATCTAGCTTGATTAACCCAAAGTTTATTTGTATACCAAACGTTTTTTCTTTTAGTTTCAATTTCATGTCTTTTTATTTTATATGAAGCGTACATGTCTTCAAGATTTTCGTCTTTGCTAAATATTCTTGGAAAGTCAGGAAATTCTTTCTTAAGCTTTTGATAAAATTTACTTTTTATAAAAACTTTGCACTTATTTTGTTCTTCGAAAGACAAGGCTTTTTGGAAATACGCTTTGTCATACTTATAGCCTTCAGAATCAAAAATAAATTCTATATTTTTGTTTTTTTCATCATAAGTTTTTTGTAAAAGCAATCTTACATTATCTCCTTCAAAACCATACAATTTAAATCTCCATTTTCTTCTCTTCGATTCATGGCATTTAAACCAGCTTGTGGGCCCGAAGTTGGATTCTTCATGATAAATAACCCATTCGCCCGAATGATACACAAAAAGCTGCATTAAATATCTTTTATAAGTAAAATCATTTAAAGATATCGATGCGTGGTCTTTGAATGTTACTCCAGCATTTACTAATGAAAAATCATGATCAAAATTTTCTCTTACCATCAACAAGTCTATTTTTTCTTTAACCATTTCAAACGTTATTTCTTTAGTGCATTGGAAATTTTTATTTTTAGGACAAAAGTTCCAATTGAACTTATCGAAAACAAAGTCTGGCTCAGAGGCGCATCCATGGCAAACATCTTTGCTTGTGTTTGTTACTCTATAAGGAGTAGTAAAATCTGTTCTTGGTAAAGAGATACCAGAAATAAATACCACTGGCTTGCCTATCCCCCAAGCCAACCAAGACAAACCAGAAGTAAGACCAATAAAAAAATCGCAATGGAAAATATCATTTATTCTTTCTTGAAATGGCAGATCTCCTGTTTTATCTATGCAGTTTGATGGTATTTGATTCATTGATCCGTCTACTCCATAAACAGGATTTTTATCTATGCAAACAACATCGTAGCCAAGAGACTTTAAATAATCTATAGTTTTAGACCATCCTTCTGGGTTATTCCAATATTTAAATTGAGCTGTTGAGTGCGTGGCTATGCAAACATATTTTTTCTTAAAATTATTTTTCAGATTTGATGGCAAAGATATCTTTGGTCTTGTTTCTTTATATTCTATTCCTAAAATTTTAGCTACAAGCTCTTGTAAGTTATACTCACTCCATTTTTTACCCCCTACATCATAAGTTCCTATACGTATAATATTATCTCCCTGAGTTGGTTGATTATTATAGTAATCAAAATTAATGTTAGGATAAGAAGATTGGAAAAGCTCTGCGTATGGTGTGTAAAGGTTTACTTTTTTATTTTTCTCTTTTTGAAATTTATCAACCATAGGCACCCAAGCGATTATGTCTCCAATCGAAGGAGATTCGTTGATTATATGATAAGCCTCTGGGTCGTGAGAGTTATTTGGAATAAAACGTAAATTTTTAAAATTTGAATTTTTTCTTACTAATCCCGAAACGATTATCTCAGTATAATAATCTGTTTTTGACCAAAACACCTTGTCTATATCAACCCCATCTGAGCTGTACAATTTAATATAAAAATCATTATCCGCTTGCAATCTTCTTATTATTTCAAGAGCGTGCTCTTTTTCAAATAAAGAGCTTTTAAAATGAAATTCTCCAGAAAACTTTCGGACCTTTTCTTTTATTAAATTTATATTTTCCGGCAGCCCAAACAAAAACTTTTCTGCTCCTTCTATGTCAAATTTTAAAAAATTTATTTTGTCACTAAACAAAGATGACAAATTTTTAAAAGAAATATGAGAAGTTAATTTTTCATCTGTATTATGAAAAAACGGCTTTACGAAAGAAGCTGTTTTTTCTTCTGAAACATACGCGTTTATCAGGGTCGGGCTGTCTGACGGGGCAAGATTTTTATAAAATTCTTTTATGCATTCTACGCTAGCGTCTACTCCAATGTATTTGATTTGTTTGCTTCTATGTTTAAGATAAAAAAATCCTTGAGAACACCCCAAATCTAGAACAGAGTCATTTTCTTCTACAGATACAAAATTTTCATAAGTATTATTAGTAAAAATTTCTTTATATGTTTCAGGATGAGTCTTTTTTAGATTTTCTATTATAGACCCGTAACTCTCTTCTATTAAATCGGCTGCTATTTTGGCAGATTTTTCCCAAGAAAAATTTTCTCTTATTTCTTTTGATTCTTTTACAGCTTTGTTTTTATAAAAATCATAATTGTTATAGACCTCAAGCATCTTTTCTTTTAAATCGTCGAAATCTGGGTCATACCAATTTCCTGAGCACGGCTCTGATGGAGGATAAAATTTAGAAACATCAATTTCTCCTTTTATTTTTACTGGTATGCCTTTACCTTTAGCGTATTGCAACTGCCCGCTGCAATCTGAATAAATGCTAGGCGTACCGCAAGCCATAGCTTCAATAAGGGGCAAGTTCCAACCCTCTGATCTAGAACATGATAAAAATACATGGCCAGCCTTTAAGAATTTTGCATAATCTTGTTTTTCTGGGAAATTGATTATACGAATATTATCGCACATTAAGTCATATTTATTTAGCCTATTTTTTGTAGATCCCAATCCGTCAATATTAAACTTGTCTTCTACAGAAATAATTAATTCAACTTTAGGATTGTTTCCGAACAACTCTTTAAAGCATCTTATTAATTCGATAGTGCTTTTTCTTGCGTCCCATCTCCCGAAAATTAAAAATCTAAATTTATTACCAGCTATTTTATATGTTTCAGGATAAAAAACTTTAGAGTCTACGCCTTCCGGCACGACTTTAACCTTGCTTCTTTCAATACCTTGTTTTACAGTGATGTCTGCTTGCCATTGGGTTGGCACCCAAACCTGATCAAATTCTTTAAGTTTGTCAAAAAATTGCTGATGATATTTAGTGGTTTCCCAAACTGTATATGCTATTTTTGGGCCTTTATAGTCGTGATAAAAATAATAATGATTCGCTTCTGCAAGAATTATGTTTAAATCATATTCAAAGCTTCCTTTTTTAAATCCATATAATTCGTAGTCTTCCAGTTTTCCTTCTCCATTCCAGAGCGTTTGAAGGCACAGCAGTTTTTTATCAAACTCAGTTACGTCTCTGCCATGACAATGAGTAGGCGTATTATGCAAACCCCTCCAATCCTTTCCGACTGTAAAATTTCTAATTTTTATATTATGATGAGCTGCGAAATTACGAAAAAAATTTTTACTGTGTGCGTTGTAGCCAGTGTCTCCTACATAAGTGGCGTGGCATAAAATATTCATACTTTATTGATTATTACCTTTAAAGTAGTAAAATAATAACCCTATTTTTCTAAAAAAAAACTTGACTTCCGCACATTTTCGACCACACTAGATAAATGAAACAGCGGGTAATAGAAAAAGCCATAAGGATAGCCGAATCGCTATGCCCGACAAATAAAGAAAACAAAAATAGTCACATAGCTTTTTTAATTAAATTAAACGTAATAGACAAAATAGGAATTAATAAACGCAGAACCCACCCAGAAACAGCAAGGCACCCTTATCACGAAGGGTATGTCGGTATTCACGCTGAATTAGATTGTATTTTAAAAGTAGACAAAGAAGATTTGTCTAAATACAATATGCTAGTGATAAGAATAGATAGAAACGGTAAATTAAACATGAGTAAGCCTTGCCCTGGGTGCCAAAGCTTATTAAAGCAGCTTAATATTAAAAACATTTGGTATAGCAACGCTGAAGGAAAAATAATAAAGATGTATGATTGAGCAGCTTAAATTATATGACCCTAGATTTCCGAAAGTCCGTCTTGGTAATCCATGCGATGGAGGTTATGTTGTTCCCCTACAAGCTCTTTGCCAAAGCGCTTGTTTATTTAGTTACGGAGTCGGCAATGATATATCTCTTGAAATAGACTACGTAGAAGCAACAAACAAAAAAGCTTTTAGCTTCGATCACACATGTGATTTTAAAACACCCGCTCAATACGAGAATAAAATTATTTATTTTCCAGAAGGATTATCCGGAAACAAAACAGAAAAAACTGATAATTTCGCAAATCATTACAATAAATATTTTAATCCGACCTGGGATCAACACGCAAACACTTTTTTCGATAAAGTTTTATTAAAGATAGACGTAGAAGGCAACGAATACGAATACTTAGCTCGATCAGACATACAACATTTATCTAAAATCACAACTGGATTATTAATTGAGTTTCATGGACTTTCGGACAAAACAACAAGAAGTATGTTCTTTGATTGCATGAGCTTGTTAAATCAATATTTTTATCTTTGCCATGTCCACGGCAACAATAATTCTGATAATTTTTATTATTCAGAAAGAATATTTGATAAAGAATTAAACGACGAATACATACAAAAATTTTTTATTCCTGACTCATTTGAACTATCTTTTGTTAGCAAAGAAATTCTTTCTAACGCGCAGTTCGATCCCAAAAAATATCCCTGCCCTTTTTTAGATAGGGTAAATAATATTTTACGCCCAGAAGCTAATCTGGATTTTCTTAATCAAATTTAAAAATGAAAATAAGCAGCAATGGAAATAAAATTTTAATATTTTCTGATGTTCATCAGGAGGTCGACAAGCTTGCAAAAATTATCAAACATGAAGCCGCCGACATTAATATTTGTCTTGGAGATTGGTTCGACAGCCATTTCATCGACAAAGATGAAGATGTTCAGAAGACCGCTTTTTTTCTTAAAGATTATTTAGCTGGCGGTAATATCTCTCTTTTTGGCAATCACGATTTACATTATTTCTTTGCTAATAAATACACAACATGTAGTGGCTATGAGCATCGCAAATCTCAAGTAATAGACAAAACCTTCGGAGAAGATAAACTGGCCATAATTGATAAGTTTAGTTGGTTTTTGTTCCTTGATGAGTTTTTATGCACTCATGCTGGCTTGCATTATGATTTTTTATCGCCCATAGTCTTGAATTCTGAAGATCTTTATGAATATTTGACAATCCAAGGAAATGATGCTAATATAAAAATAAGAACTAAGCAGTTTCATTGGTTTTACGGGGCTGGGTATTCTAGATGCGGAGACCAACCTAAAGGAGGCATTGTTTGGCTTGACTTTGACAGAGAGTTCGCTCCGTTGAAGATCATGCCTCAAATTTTTGGTCACACTTATCGCCGCAAAGGGAAAATCCAAACCCATTGCAAAACTGAAAATTACTGCATAGATACCAATCTAAATGAATGGATGACTATAACTAACGGTAAAATGGAAATCAAAAACTACAAAAATTTATGAGCCAACAACTAGAATTTGATTTTAGATCTCCAGAAGAGATCGCCAGACAAAGAAAGATAGCAGAAGAAAACGAAAAGTTTTTCGACAGGATGCTCTCTGATGATAGTTATGTTTATAACAAGTATGTAGATTTTTTGCTTGATCTTATTCCTTTTAGGCTTGGCTGGAAAGCTAGGGATTGGCCTAGCAATATTCGCTGGTGGGCAAAATGCAAATACCAGAAGATCCGTTACGGAGTTTCTGATGATGATGTTTATTCTTTAGGATACAATATCGCCCTCTTTGTACTGCCTCGTCTTAAGTATTTCAGAAAGAAAGGCAAGACTGGAATTCCTGCTTGTTTTTTGCCAGATAATTTTCATCTCCTTGAAGGCGAAGAGTTTGAAAGAGCAGAAGCTAAAGGCGTAAAAGAAATGAATGACGCTTTGGACGAAATGATCTTTGCTTTTGAGTATATTATTAATGGAGATAAGTTTTGTGAAATTCCTGACATCTTTATTCATAAAGCTGAAGATTGTGAATTTAATTCTGAAAAAACCATAGAAGAAAAACAAGCCTGGAAAGAATACATGGAAAAAGTTAATAAATTTAACGAAAGAAAAGACAACGGTCTTGCTCTTTTCGCCAAATACTACGACACTCTCTGGATATGAAATTTACATCTGAACAAGTGGCGTTTATTAGATATACGCAAAACAGGATAAAAAATTTAGAAAACCAGCAATCTGAATTGTATAGCGAATTGCTTGAGAAAGTAAACGTAAGCGAACAAGCCGAAGAATGGCTATTTGATTACGTTTACAATAACTACGGTTCTATAAAAAATATAGAAGCCAAAAATTCAAGCAAATCTTAACATGCAAGACAATAAACCAATAAATATGACAAAAGTTTCCCCTAAAGAAGAAAAGAATTATAAACTAGTAAAAGAAGGCCAAGATTTTCAAATAGGAGATCTTATTCATCTGGTAGATGATGAATACGTTAAACTTAATAAAGACAATCAGCTTTTGAAATCTAAGGTCACTAAATATAATAAAGTATTGAGAAAGGCCAAATAATGCAAGAAAAACTTCATATCGTCCCCAAGGGTTGGGGTTTTGAAAAGTGGATTGTCAATAACGAAAAGTATTGCGGTAAATTACTTTATTTTGTTAAAGACCGTAAGTGCAGTTGGCATTACCATAAGATTAAAGATGAAACGTTTTATATTCAAAGCGGAAAAATAATTCTTTATTACGGATGGCATGAAGAACTGCATCTTTCTTCTAATATTATCCTCAAGAAGGGCGATTATTTCCATATTCCAGTTGGTCTTAAGCATCAAATGCAAGCCCTAGAAGACACTGAATTATTTGAATTTAGCACTCAGCATTTCGACGAAGATAGCTACAGAATAGAAAAGGGAGACTAATAATATAATGGCTCAAAAAAATTGGTTAGATAACCACGAACTTTTTTACCAAGAACTGCAAACTGGTCTTAAATTTCAATCAATATTAACAGAAAAGCTTAAAGCCGAAGGAATATTAGTTTCTTTTGAATCTATAGGACTTGAACTCAATCCAGACGATTGCTCCGAAGAGCAGTACAACGAATGGCTTTCTACCAGAAAAGATGTAAAAGCTTCTCGCAAAAAGTACGGAAAGAAAGATAAAGACTTACTTATCGGCGCAGATAAAGTTTCTTGCGAATGCAAGAGCAGAGATTTTTCTTTTTCTAGCGTAGATGACTTTCCATATCCAGACATATTTATTGATACAGTCTCTGGGTATGAGAAGAAAGAAATAAAACCATCCTACACATTTTGTATCAGCCAAAAATCTCAAGCTGTAATTTACACAGAGTCTTCTCCTGAAAACGTATCTAAGTGGCAAAAAAAATTCATTTACGATAGAAAGCGTGGCATTAAAGAATTAAATTATTCTGCCCCTAAGAATCTATGGAAAAATTTTGACCAATTTAAAATAGATTTTTTTAAGAAGCATAAATAATTAAAACCAGTGTAAATAGGGTTATGTCCAGCTTTAACTTAGATAACCCGGAGCATGTAGATTGCCCGACTCTTTATGATGTCTCATTAAATAAATATAGACCAATACACTCCACAGATTTTGCTGGCGGTGCTGCTGGAGCAGACGCTTTCGGGAGACAAAGAGTTTCTAATCCCGAAATGATCTTTAACAGCAAGCAAATTTTTGATAATCAACCTTTGTACTGGGATGATATTCAAGAAAGCGGCTCTGGCACGACATCTACTCACTCCACCAACACAGCATCTACAACTCTAGGAGTATCATTAAATACTGCTGGCAAAAGGACTCGTCAGACTTTTATGAGGTTTAATTATCAGCCCTCTAAGAGTCAATTGATATTTATTACTGGTATACTTAAAGCATCTGGCGGTGGAACTGGTATTATATCAAGAATGGGTTATTTTGATGATAATAATGGTTTATTTCTTGAAAATAATGCTGGAACAATAAATCTAGTAAGAAGGACTTATACAGGAGGCAGCGCATCAGACAATCCTTATCCTCAATCATCTTGGAACATAGACAAGATGGACGGCACAGGAGCAAGTGAAATTACTTTAGATTTTACTAAAACTCAAATATTTATTATAGACTTCGAATGGCTTGGCGTAGGAAGAGTAAGATTTGGTTTTAATGTAAATGGAATAACGTATTATGTTCATGAGTTGTTGAATGCTAATAATTTGACAACTGTTTACATGTCAACGCCTAATCTTCCATTAAGATATCAAATAATTAATGATGGAACTGGGGCGGCTTCAACTATTAATTGCATTTGCTCTGCTGTTATTAGCGAAGGAGGAAGAGAAGAAGTGGCTCTTAATTCTTATGTTTCTACTAGAGGCTCAGCCGTTACAGCCACAAAAAATGTCACAAACGCAATAATTGCAACGAGATTAAAAACTGGATATTTATCAGCTACAATAGATGTTTTGGATCTTAGTCTTTTAACTGTTAGCAATGATAACTATGAATGGCAGTTATATTTAAATCCTTCTGGAATAAATAATTTGACTTATTCAGGAGTAAATAACTCTTCTTTAGAATATGCTGTAGCCCCGAATGGAACTGTGATTTCTGGTGGATTTAGTATTGCTGGAGGATATGCTCAAGCTAAGACAGACATACAAGCTGACTCTTTGAAATCTTTATTAAAACTTGGGTCTTCTATAACTGGAAGAAAAGATGTTCTTGTTTTATCTTGCCAGCCTTTAGGAGCTTCTGATTCTATTGTTTACGGCGGAATTAACTACAGAGAATTTAATTAACCTTTCATAATCTTTGAGGAGAAATATCCCGCTAACGCTCCTCCTGCCGCTACGATTCCCGCTAGATAATATCTAAAAAATTCTAGCGCGGCAACTCTTTTTTCTACCTCTTTGCCGTTTTCTTTCATTTCTACGATATCAGAAGAAATTTTATCTAGTTTCGCCTCCATCCGGGAGAAAACAGCGTCGTAACTATTTTGGCGATATTCTTCTGACATAAGTATAGTTATTTACACTTTTTTTATTAACTTGGAAATCCTTAAATTATATAAAATAAACCCTTAGAATTGTAAACAACAATTTTAATTTTTGTGTCATTAATTTGATTGATTGCTAGTCTATCATTCACCTGAAATGGATCTGGATGAGAGTCTATAGGCGCGGCAAAAACCTTGTTTTCGATCTTGTATATATCCAAGTCTGTATTTGTTATATCTTGATGATACTGTCTGACTAAAGGAAGTGTTTTCATGTTTTAGTATTTGGTTCTGCTTTTTTGACTCTCGAAGATGGGAAATTACTATTTCCGAAATCAGATCCATGAAGACTGTATAAGTGCATAACAACGCCATGCTTAACAATAACATCTCCCAAATCTTGCACCAAAACATAATTAGGTCTATCATATTTAACAATTACATCAGCACTTACTAACAAATGATTAGCTTCGCCAGCATCCATAACTCGCTGGGCATAGTTGATGCCATCACCACTAATATTAAGATTACCATTAATATCTTCAAGAGGGCATACGTCACCGCAATGAATGCCCATTCTCATTTCTAAATCTGGTCTATTTTTTACTGCTTTAGCGACAGTAATTCCACAGTTTATAGCATCTTCTAAATAAGTAAAGAAACCAAGGATCATGCCGTCTCCAGTCGGCAATACAATCAATTTTTCAAGAGCATTCGCAGTTTTAAATTGAATTGTATCTTTGACGATTTGCCCAAGATCTTTAAAACATTTTCTTTGCTCTTCTGTAGTTTTTTTACTGTACCCCACAATATCCATAAAGAATATATAACCCGGCTGTATTACATCTAATTCAAGTCGGCTAGATTTAACTTCCGCATCAATAGCTTCTACTTGCTTAATTATCTTTTTAGGAGGCTTTGGCGGCTCTGGTTTTCTTTCTTCTACAGCTTTTATTTCTTCTGTCGGTTTATTTTTGCTTTTTAAAAAGTCTTGCCAATTGACAGTTTTCTTTTCTTTTTTCTTTACATTTTTATTTTTAGCGTCTTCTTCTTCTTGAATCTTTTTTAAACGAGCTTCTTCTTTTTCTCTACGTTCAAAATATCTGCGCATTTCGTCTTTGAGAACAATAGAAACATCAATATATGTATCAGGACCACTACCACCTCCAGTATCAACTTTCTTTTTTCTAGTTCCTCCTTTAGCTTGCAGTAATGCTTGCATTTTTGCATTACCTGTTTTAATTGCTAAATCTAAAGGGGCTATTTCTCCTTTGAAATCTGCGCCGTTTACATTAGCCCCCAAACAAATTAAATACTCTACCATTTCAATATCACCAGCATTTACAGCATAATGTATTGGCATCCAACCATTTTTATCGTCTCTGCCATTAATTTTGCCATCAATATCATAGAATTTTTGAACCCCAGCAAAATCACCTGTTTCGGCACAGAAATGAATGCTTGATCCATAAGCAGATTTAGCTCCAGCTTTGACTAATATTTTAACTATTTCTCCTCTATTCCCAAGAGCAAGAACATCTATTGGATTGTTTTTACCTAAGAAGTCTTTAGCATTGACATCAACCCCGCGAACAAGCAAATACTCCACAAGATGCTTTTGTCCATAATGCACGGCGTAATGCAAAGCAGTCCATCCTTTAGCAGCATCAACTTCATTTAAAGTATGACCTTTATTAAGCATCTCTTCTACTGAAACTATATCTCCATTTTTGGCGGCTAAATGGAAACTACTTCCGCTGCCATATCTTGCGCCTTTCTTTTGCAGTATTTCTATTAAACCAATATGATTCTTTTGTTCTGCTATATCTAATGCTGTATTTTTACCTGTCCAATCAGTAATATTAGGATCTGCGCCATGATTAAGCAATAATATTACTATTTCCTTTTGATTTTCTTGGACCGCGAAAATGAGAGGAGGATTGCCAGTATCGTCATCTCTCTGATTAACATTAACCTTTTCTTTTTCTATACAATTGTAAACGTTGTCGTATAGGCCTCTTCTAATATGATTAAAAATATTGCTAGCCATTTATTTTTTTCTTTCTTTTTTTGGGAGTTTTTGAATTTTGCCCGATTTTTTCTAAAAACTTTTCGCTTATCAATTCAACCAATTTCAAACCTAAAAAACCAGCAATGAAAGCCACACCATTTTGGTGTTTAACATTAGCAATGTTCAAAGTATCTACTAATACAGGAGTTAAGAAATTCGCAGCAGACATTCCTCCTACAAGAGAAAGAATTACGGATTTTGCGTCTGTTTTTGCGTTTTTAGTTGCCATTAATATAGCACCAAATAGCCCACTTATTAAAAACCCTATCTGGATACCTAATTTTTGAAGATGATCCATATTATCTCTTTTTCTTTTTTGTGGGTTTCTTTTTAATAATAGCGTTATTATCTTGCTTAATTAAATAAACTAAAAATAATACAATAGCAGCTAATAAATATAAATATATATTTAATAATTTTATTTCATCTTTGATAGCTTTTTCAGAGCTATCATTGATCATAGATCTAAAAGAATTTATGTTGTCGTATATTTTTTTCTTGTATTCTAAATATTTATCGCTGAACATTGCCTTATTGTCCATCGATGCAAAAGCCGGGTTTTCGATGTCTTTTGCTAAATCATTACTTATATCTAAACCTTTCCTAAATTCTTTTGCTTCTTCTTGAGTTAGTAATTTAGAAATAAAAATTTCTTCATTAAAATACTTTTCTCTTTCTTTCAAGTGATCATTAAATTGAATTAAAAACTTTTTATCACTTGTAGTTGTATAAGCTGCGCCTAAATAAGTTAATAAATCAGTCGATCTTCTTAAATATAAAGTAATATCTCTACCGAATCTGAATCTAGCATAATTTTGTTCTATATCTTTAAGGCTAGACAAGGCAAGAATAACCAACGCCGCAACCGGCAAAAGCACAAAAAACAAATATTTCTTTATATTTAATACTAGATTACTCATGTTTTTTAAATCTACTAAGATCTAAATTGGGTAGAGGTTTTTCAATATTTAATCCAGCTAGTCTTTCATTTTGTACTACTAGTTTATTACCGCTTACGATTTTCCCATCAACAACATCATAAATAAAAAAAACTGTCTTTGTGAGGCCAACCCTGATGATTCTTCCCGGTTTGCCATCTACATATACTACATCATCTTCTTTATAATCGTTCCCAATAAACATAAACAAAGCTGCCGCAAGCTTTTCTATGCTTGATTTGAACATCAAAGCAACAAGACCCACCACAAACAGCCACATGTATTTTCCCGTGAGATCTTGCCCAGTTGCCTCTAACACTTGTTGCGGAATAGCATTAGTTATAGTTGGATCCATAGTGTTTTAAATTACACTTTATTTAATCCATTTTTGTTCTTTTAAGATTTCGTCAATTAAATCTTTTTCTGAGCTATCCATTTCTTTATCAAATTTCTTAAGCACTTCTGTTAAAGGATAAATTCTATCAGGAGATTCTTTTTGCTTTTCTTTAAGCTCTTGAATTACATCTACAATTTTAACAAGAGGAGATTTATATTCATCAACCTTATCTTTTGTGGCGAAGTTGCTCATTTCGAATGCTTTGGGAGTTAAAGCTTTAATTATAGAAATGACTGCCGAACCAAGCATATTAAAAATTGAAAACGCCGCCCCAGCCGCAGGATGAACAGTAGCAAGAAGTCTAAGAATGACGAATATAACAACAAATATCAAAATCGCAGTCAACATACTAAAGAAAAACTTCTTCAATCCCCAAAACACAGCATTAAGCCCAAACATTCCGCTCATTGCATCGAGCGTGGCTTTATTTTGATCAGCTTCTTTTGCGACTTCTTTAGCTTTATCTGTCATTTGCCAAAGTTGATCGTCATATTTTTGATTTAACTCTGATTTTTCTTTTTGGAGTTTGTTAATTATTTCGTCTCGTTGAGATAGTAAATCTGCACCCTTTTGCCTTTCTTCAGCCAATGCAGAGTTAAGCAAATCAACTGTTGCTTTTATTCTTTTTATTTCGTCTATATGAGGAGAACCAACAATAGAAACTACTCTTTCGTTCAATGCCTTAGCTGTGTCTACTTGAACAGGAGGATTAGTTACTTGATTTAAAGAATGTTGAATGCCTTGGGCAAGAGTGGCTGTTTGAATTTTTTTGCCTTTTTCGTTCTTTTCTATTTGAGATAAAGTTTTATCAACTTTCTTTTCCTCTTTGGCTATATTGTCTTGAGATGTGGTAACTTGTTGAGGTGGCCTAATTGTGGAAAAACAACCAGAAACCATCAACGCCATAAACAGAACCAAGAGTCTTCTCATAAAAATCATTACACTAAATAAAAAACCCGCAGATTTCTCTACGGGTTATTTATTTTAATTTTTTTTTAAATGTTCTGGAATTGGATCTGGTCCGCCAGTACGGGGTTGTTTTTTACGGGGTGGCCCCATTTTTTTACGATCTTCGGGAGAAATTTTAGATCTTTCTTCTTTGTCTAGCTTTCCGTCTTTATTTGTGTCGTATTTTTCAAGTAATTCCTTGGGAGGCCCTTTTCTTTCTTGACTTTTTGGTGGTTTGGGTGCATCTTGAGCGATAGATGTCAGAGAAAACCCTAGGAGTATCGTGTATAATAGATATTTCATAGTTATTAGGTATGACATATATTTTAAGTAAATGGTTGCAAGTTTTACACTAGCTTAACAAAAATATGAAAGCAATACTAGAATTTAATTTACCTGAAGATCAAAGATCATTTGAAATGGCAAATCAAGCGCCCGACATGGTTGCTGCCATTGGTCATTTCGAGGATAAGTTGCGGAGCTATATAAAATACGGTCACGAATTTAAATCTGCCGATGAAGCTCTTTATTCTATTCGCGCTCTTTTGCACGAAGAAATTAATATTCGCGGCATAAATATTCACGATTAAATTTGTAAAAACCAAAGACTTGTTTTATAATCTTGCATGGATTCTCCATCTATAGCAATTTCTATAAATCTTAAAATAAAGGACAAAGAAGTAACTCTCTCTACGGAAGAGGCTCAAGACCTTTATTCTCAGCTTAGAAACGCTTTGGGTTACAATAATCAACCATATACCGTGCCTTATCCTTGGGGCACTCTTTATCCTTACCCTTATATAAATTATACTCTTAATTGCTCTGATAACACTAATTCTAACTGGAAAATTATTTAAAATATTAAATAACTGGAGTTTTATATGGACAGGAAGATTTTTGTAGTAGGCGATAGTCACTGTAGATTTGGATGGCAAAATGTAATTTTTAATTGGCTTAGAGGAAGAACTTGTTATAGATTTGGCAAAAAAAATTTGCAAGATTTTAATATTCGACATTTAGTCTCAGACCTCGGCTTGTGGAATGGTGACGTTATCATTTTTACCGTAGGAGAAGTGGACTGCAGGTGTCATGTACACAAACACGTTTCTCCGTCTCGTTCTTATAAAGACGTAATCGATGATTTAATCATTAATTACATGGAAACGGTTCGCTTGTTGATTAGTGACATAGGTCTAAGCTTGTATGTTTACATATATAATATTGTCCCCCCAAGGAGATCGTCTTACGACCCAGAAAGACCAATAATGGCCTGCAAAGAAGACAGATTAAAATTTGTTAAATACTTTAATTTAAAACTCAAGGAAGAATGCCGAAAGAATGGATTTGGTTTTTTTGACATATATGACAAATATGCAGATGAAGAAGGTTATTTAATTTACGAATTTTCTGATGGATTTCATCATATAGAAAATGGTAAATATATTATGGAATTCATCAATGAAAATATGAAAAATCAAATAGATTCCGGAGAAATTGGACTAACTAAATAATATGTTAAAAATTAAAATTTGGATGCGCGGCACTTATGAATACAGCCGCGACACAATCGCTGGGCCAGAGTCAAACCAAACTCAAGAAATGTTTGAAGAAGCCTTTCTTGAAAGTGACGAATGCTACAGCGGCGGCGATGTTTATGAAACTTGTCCTTATTTTGATTTTGAAGATGGAAGAGATAATATAAAAGTATACTTAGGTGGTGATGAATATATCCAAAATCACGAAGAGCCCATCTTTGAAACATCAGATTGGAATCAATTTCAATTTGAAGAAGGTGGCGGTTGCAACTATGTTCCACAAGAACCCGACAACGTAGGCGAAGTAAATATTTGGTGGTCTCACGATATGAAGTTTAATTATATTTATTATTGGAGTGAGATTTCCGAATTTGATCCCAAGAAACTTACTATTCAATATGGAATAGATCAAAATGGCAAAAAATATCTTGAAGAGGTAATGTATGATGGTCAATGCCCTGACGATTATCACGATCATGGCGACACAGGATATGGTTATGAAGGCCCTGAATTTGTTTATCATCCAGATCAAAAATTTGTTGAAAAAAATAATGATTGATCTAATATAAATAAAATATTAAACTGTGGAAGATAAATTTGAAACAGATGAATTAACCACCGAAGAAATAATTCTTGGATGGCACTATTGTTATAGTTTTGATAGAAATTTAATTGGACCCGGGAATCCTAAAATGGATTTTTGCAAATGCAAAGTAAATAAAATTTTTCACGAACAGCTTTCGAAAACATTTAAAAATGATAAACGACAAACACGATAATAAAGTGCAACTGATTGGCTACTATGGTGATGACCAAGTTCACGCCTGTTCAGCTTGGACATCGACAAGCAGAGATTTAAATGAAGATAAGATTAATAGAATTCCTAAACTCCTTAAGATGCTCGCTGATGCGGGGCATCATACTCCTTTTGAAAAGTCTAGTCTTCATTTCTTGGTGGACACTGATATCGCTAGTCATATTCATCTCATTAAGCATCGTGTCGGTGTATCTGTTAATGGTGAATCTGCTAGGTATAAGGAGATAAAGGAAGACAAGTATCTTATTCCTGATGACTGGAAGGATATTAAGAGAACAGACGATATTAAATTTGGGAATTCAGATGCTTTTAATTGGGCAGATGCATTGCTTCAATATACAGAATTAGGAAATAAATTGTATCATGCTTCTTTTAAAGATCTTGAGCCAGTTTTAGGCCGCAAGAGGGCTAAAGAGTCTGCTCGTTATTTCAAGACTTATAATTCTCAAATTCAAGCTGATGTTATGTTCAATTGGCGATCATTCTATCATTTCTTGAACTTGCGTAATAAGCCTGACGCTCAAAAAGAGATTAGAGAAATTGCTGCTGAGATGTTAAATCTCGTAAAGAATATTGAAGGTAATCCTTTTGAACATACAATCGCTGCATTTGAGCTATGATCACAAAATATAATTTATTTTTAGATGACGTAAGAGTCCCAACCAACGTCACTTGGGCGGCTATTCCACAAGATCAACATTATTCTGTTGTGCGTAATTATGATCAATTTATATCATTAATTTTAGCGAGAGGTGTCCCAAAATATGTTTGCTATGATCATGATTTAGCCGATGCCCATTACGAAAGCTTTAATTCAATTGACGGTCAAGGTGGATTAAATATAGATTATAGTAAGTATAGAGAAAAAACTGGCTACGATTGCGCGAAATGGCTTGTAGATTTTTGCCAAAGACAAAACATTAAACATCCTCCTTACATAGTCCACAGCCTTAATCCAGTCGGCAAAAAAAATATTGAATCTTATATAGAAAATTACAACAAAAACTTTTAATATAAACAAAAGCTATGGACCTTACATCAGCAATAATTGGACATCTTGTGGCAGATTACCTGTTGCAATTTGACTGGATTGCTGAAAATAAAAAAAAGAATAGCTGGATTTGCGCAATTCATTGCTTTATTTGGGCTACTTGCGTGTGTTTAATGGGCGGTATATGGAATACTACAGCATTTATTGTTTTATTTGGAACTCATTTTTTTCAAGATAGAAATGGAGTTATACCTCAATGGATGCATTTTGTAGGCCAGAAAAACTTTACAAAGCCCCCTCTTGCGCCGTGGTCTTTAATAGTCGTTGATAATGTTTGGCATATTTTTACAATTTGGATGGTTTATAAATTATGGCTACTAAGGGTATTGATATTTTAATAGAGCTTCCTTCAAGTTTTTCCGTTGAAGACGCCGAAAAAATTAAGGCAGATCTTTTCGACTTTTTTAAAAAAAATAAAAATTATGGAGCAGATTATGGCAAAAAAGAAGGAATTAAAATTAAAACAATCCTATGGTCTACCAATGACAAATAAAGCCGTCTCCGAAAGGCTTGATAACTTTAACAAATGGCGATCTGGAGAAGACGGAAGAACCATGGACGAAGCGGGTTTGAAGCCAAGGCAAATTACTCTTGATATAGAATTCGCTGTAAAAACTTTAGCGGCACTATGAGCGCAGGAAAAGGAGACAAACCAAGAAATTGTTTCAGTCGGCAATTTCGTGATAATTTCAGCGAAATAAACTGGAGCAATAAAATTTCATCTCCATGCGTAAGAATATGCAAATTAAAGAATGATGTTTGCACCGCTTGCGGCAGAACAACTGAGCAAATCAAAAACTGGCTTTCTTATTCAGAAAAGCAAAGAAAAGAAATAATGAGGACACTATAATGGGAATGTACGATACAATAATTTGCGAATATCCGCTTCCAATGCCAAATGACCCAAAAGGTTATTCTGGCTCAAAAGATTTTCAAACCAAAGATCTTGATTCTGCTTTGGACTTGTATGAAATAGACAAGAATGGTCAATTATTTTTACAACGCTCAGAAGGGGAATGGGTTGAAGGCGACAAAAATGCCACGACTTTCTCTGGTAAGATGGGGTATTTCAAAACCACAAAGAGGTGGAAGGAGGAATTAGCGCTCACAGCAACTATAAACTTCTATGATTATCAACATTCTCAAAATACTAACTATGATTATTTCATAGAATATAAAGCCGTATTTATTGATGGCAAAATTTCTTCTGTTGAGATCATTGACTTTGAGGCAAGAGATAACGCTGAAAGAAAAAAAAAGGACTTGGAATTTGATAAAAAACTAAAAGATTGGTACGAATTTACCAAAACGAGAAGATATAAATACATTTTGCGCCCATACGCTTCTTTTATAAGATTCGTGTTTCGCAATATTCGTAATTTTCTTACATTTTTGCAATCGAAACTTTATTTTGTTGAAAAATTTTTCTTAATTAAATGAATATCTCAGAGTTTGAAAGAACAAAGCCCATTGAAACCCATAAAAAAATTAAGCAACTAGAAAGGCTAATTTTGGCAGAGCAACAAAAGACAGAGCTTCTTTATTCTAATAGAGTCGCAACGCTAGACAAAATGCTAGTTGCAGTCAGAGAGCTTATGGATACTTTTAAGAAAGGTGAGTAAAGTTTAATTTTGAAATCACATATGTCAACTCTATAATAAAATATGCAAAAAGAGTTGTACATAGGTATAAGACCCAAAGTAAACAACATCATCATCAAGCACGACGACCTTTCTTTTGATGGGCGCACAATAACTATACCATCATATTGGGCTGGCTCTCTTGATGATTACATCAGCAAAGTAGATCGGAATTTAATAGCCGAAGCTGATAGGCAAGATTTCGATCAATTCAAGAGTTTTCTATTCGATATAATAGAATATTCTAACAGAGGAAATTGATATGAAACAAGACAAATTTTTCAAAAAAGGAACATCCAAGAAAAAAGAATTTGAGAATTTAGATATAAGACGCAAGAAAAAAGCCAACAAACCGCAAAGGCGCAGCGAATTCAAGCTAGACGACTTCCAGTAGTGTAATTATTATTGTGAAAAAGTATGTCGCCTATAGCGCAGATTGGAAGAAGAAAATAGAAATAGAGGAACTAGAATCCTTGGAAGAAACTATTTTCGAGGCTTCTACTCGGGCTGTTGAGTGGGCATTAAATTCTAACAAAGAAATCGGCCTTCTAATTCGTCTGGAGGACAAAGATATTCCTGGGCATACCTTTATTTCTTTATCTTACAAAGTTTTATCTAATGCCGGTCATTATAAATTGGCAGAGGTGCAAAGGGAGTTAGTCAAGCAAGACTTCGGAATTGATATCGGGGAAGATACTCCTTTATCCAAATTGATGGTTAAATTAAAGAAGGCTTCGTTAAAAAAATCTTTTTGCATCGCAAAAATAACAGAAATACAAATAGACGGCAGAACTTCAAAAGTTCCTATCGTTTGCATAAACCTTGGTCTCTATGACGATCAAGAAGAGGCAAAGCAAAAATGTCAAGAGTTAAATAAATCAGAAAAAAATAAAATATTTGTAGTAAAAAAAATGATGCACAATTTAGAAGATTCTCTTGACTTTGACTGATCCTAGGTCATACTCACGTTATGCGACTGGGTCTTTGCTGCATCTCTTTGCGCCTTCAAGAAGAAGGCTATAAATTCCAAACTATGACTTTTTCTAGGTTTTCTGCGCTTCCGCGCCAGCAAGCCCTAGAAATTTTGTCCGCAAGAATTTTAAATAACTTTCTTGTCACCGAAAAAGTTATCCGTTATTGCAAGGCCAGCGGCTTCAGCAGCTATAGGCTTTCTTCGGATCTGACTCCAATTATTAATCACCCGTCGGTAGACATAAAGCTGCAAGACTTGCCAAACGCTGCCGCTATTTTTGAGTCCTTGTCTTCTATATCTAAAGCCATCAATGAGACGGGATTAAAAATTTCAGCACACCCTTCTGAATATATTAGCCTTACTAGCCCCAAGGAAGAAGTCATTTCTAATAGCACCAGAGACCTAGCCTCTCACGCAGATCTATTTGATCTTATCGGTCTTCCTAAATCTTACGAGGCTCCCTTAAATATTCACTGCCGTCAAGATGGCGACCCAGAAGTCATTTCTTCGTCTTTCTTAAAAAACTTTGACAAATTGCCAGATAATGTCAAGAATAGGTTAGTCTTAGAAGTCAATGACAACCGAGAAGGAGTCTGGAGCGTCAAGAATCTCCATAAGTTTTATTATCAGAGAGCTAACATTCCTGTTACTTTTGATAACTTGCATCATTCCTTTTGCCATCATGGAGTTCCTGAGCGAGAAGCTTTCGACTTGGCTTACTCGACTTGGAATACGACTCCTGTATTCCACTACAGCGAGGGTATTGATGGCACAAGAAAACACGCCGACTATGCTTTGGGTACTCCTCCACAATACAACAACGAGGTATTCTGGGATGTTGAACTAAAAAGCAAAGATCTTGCTATTTTGAAAATGTTGAATAAATAATATGGCACACTTCATTAAACTTAACGTATTAAAACCGGGATTCGAAGAGGCCCCTAAAAAAGAATACTCTCATAATCTAATAAATTTAGATAGAGTTACAAACATTGAAGCTTCTAGGATTCATAGTTTAATTTTTACAGAAAACTCTAGAAACCCTATCCGAGTAAAAGAAAATCTCGACGAAATTCTTGCATTATCTAAAGATTGTCGCAAATGAAAGAAAAACTTTTTATTCCTGTTATTTGCTATAACCACATGGCAAATACAGAATTCATGATCAGCTTGATCAGGCTGACTCATTATTTAAGAGACAAAAACATCAACTATTGTCTTTATCCTATAGTATTTGAAAGTTTAATTCCAAGAGCCAGAAATGCTGCGGCGGCACATTTTCTTGATTCAGATTGCTCTCATTTATTGTTTATTGATTCTGATATTGAATTTGAGCCAGAGTCTGTTGCTAAGCTTCTTAGACACAATAAAGAAGTAATCGCTGGAGTTTATCCTAAAAAGTATTACGTTTGGAATCGGGCTTTTGCAGGAGAAGAAGCTGTAGATTATCCTTTCGGAGGCGAAATAAATTTCAATCAAGATGGTTTAATTGAAACTACTTATCTTCCTACTGGTTTTTTAATGATAAAGAGGGAAGTTTTCTCAAAAATAGCTTCCAGCAGGCCAGAGTTAAAATATAAAAACGATATTGATGGCTACGGTCATTTAGATACTTTTTATAATTTCTTCAGATCTGGAGTTCATAATGGAATTTATGAGAGCGAAGACTGGGGGTTCTGCTCAATCTGGCGTGAACTTGGAGGAAAAGTTTTGATTGACCCAACCATAAAGTTAGGTCATATTGGATGGAATAATTTTTCTGGCAATCCATTAAAATGGTGCCAAGAAGCAATCCACCGTTATAGCCAAGAAAACCCATGAAAAAAATAGAAAAGGCTTTTACTAGCAAAAACTTTTCTCACAAGCAAATCCACCGAGAAGGAGATTTCGCTATTTACGAGAGATTCTTTAATGATTCCCCAGAAAGAAAGCATTATGAGGTAGTAAAAATACAATCTCATAACGGCTATGCTATTGGCGGACAAATGTATCCTGCTAGTGAATATTATCCTAGCTCTAACGCTTGGGGTAGCGATGGATATACTTGCACCACCAAAGAAAATGCTTATAAAAGATTGGACAAAATGATAGAAGACAATAAGATAAGAGAAGAAGAGAAAAAGAAAAAGAAAAAATAAGCTTTTGCGAGTATAGCTTAATGGTAAAGTTCGAGTTTTCCAAACTTGCTATGGGGGTTCGATTCCCCCTACTCGCTCCAATTGGGGATTTGCATAATGGTAGTGCAGGAGTCTTTGAAGCTCTTTGTGGGGGTTCGATTCCCTCATCCCCTGCCATTTTTATGAAAATTTATAATATAGCCGTAGGATCAACTATTGTAATTGGACTCGTTGTGTCTGTACTTTATGGTATGTTGGTTGGCGTGGCAGTTAATTTTGCTTTGTTTTTAATTGTAGAGAAGTTTTTGTCAGAAGAATAACATGAAAGCATACATACAATTCACCGCCCATTTAGAACAACATTTTGATTCTCCAGTTCTGGAGATAGAAGTTCCGAATAAGACATACCTGAATAAACTTTTGGCAGATTTTAAGTGTTTGTCGCCTGATCCAACTAAAGTTATGGTTGATTTTATTGTTTTTGCTCATTCTATAATTGGAAAGAAGGTTATTTCAATTTATAATGAAGAAGACAGTTATTTTGATGTAACCCAAATTGCAACAAGAGTTCCAAATGTTGTTGAATTTGTGTATAAGAAAGATGATGGTAAGACAGATTGGCGCAAAGTAGATGTCCTAGAAGAGGATAAGTATTATGTCAAAGGACATGATCTTAATGACAATAATAGTTTTAAATGTTTTAAGAAGACTAATATTGTTGGCGGCAGAATGATTAAGCATTAATTTCAGGGCCAGAGTAGCTCAATGGCAGAGCAATACTTTTGTAAAGTAAAGGTTGCAGGTTCAAGTCCTGTCTTTGGCTCCACTTCTCAAAAAAATTTTTCAAGCTCCCCTTGACTTCTCAGGAACTTCGGTCATACTGAGAGCGTAAGTTAGGACGGCAGGTTGGAGAAGAGGTCATCTCGTCACGCTCATAACGTGAAGATCGCTAGTTCGAATCTGGCACCTGCTCCCAAATTTTTCTTGACTTTCTTCTAAAAAAAGTCATAGTCAAGAAGCTCTTTAAATGCGATTGTAGCTCAACGGTAGAGCAGCGGCCTTTTAAGCCGTTGGTTCCGAGTTCAAATCTCGGCAGTCGCACCAATTTTCGTTCTTTTAAAATTTTGAGCAGTGAGATCTTTTATATCTAACGTGTGTTAGTAATGTAAGATGGGAATACGTTCCCCCTGCTCAATTAATTTATAATTAGTTGCAAACTGTTTTTGCAATGATATTATAGGGTATTGTAGCGGGATCTTGGTCTATTGATTCTGGTCAAGTTTTCACACCCATCTTGTAACTACATAAAACAAGAAAGTTCTTTTTAAAATTTAGTGGGCCTTTAGCTCAACGGTTAGAGCAGGGAACTCATAATTCCTTGGTTATAGGTTCGAATCCTGTAAGGCCCACCAATGCTGGTCTGGTAGCTCAATAGAGCAGAGCAATCTCTTTATAAGGGATAGGTTGTGGGTTCGAAGCCCACCCGGACCACCAATTTTTGTTCTTTAAAATCTGAATATAGTTTGAAGTAGCAGCTTACTTCAATGATTGAGCAATTACATTATAGTGTCCGCTTAATTCAATTGAATTATACTTATTTTGTAACTTTGCAAGTAAATTATTTAAATTTGGTCCTATTGTTTTTGGCCCATCTGAATGAATATATTCAAATTCAAGATAGTCTGGAGTATACTTATTTAAGTCCATTTGTAATAAAATCGGGACATCAAAACCTTCGGTATCAATATAAAATTTATTTATTTTGCCTATTTCTTTTGTTATACTCGATAGCAACGTATTGATTTCTATAATAGGAACAATAATTTTAGTGTGAAATTGATGCCCATGACACTGTAAATGGTCTATGCTTAAAGAAGCGTGTTCGCTCATATCGCTATCTTGAGGATAGTAAAAAGAAATTAGACCATTTGATAGTCCAACTGCGCAGTTAATAACATTTAGTTTTTTTTCTAGAAAATTATATTTATTTTTGGCTGTTATAGCTGCATTTGGCAAAGCGTCAATTGCAAAAAAATTGTTTATTTGATCTGAATTTTCAACTATAAAATTATAAACTTCGTCATTGCAATCGTTGCACCCTATTTGAACTATATTCATATATTTATAGTATAATTTGAGTGATCTTTTTTATAAATTATTGGCCCATTCGTCTAGTGGTTAGGACAGTAGATTTTCAATCTATTAACAAGAGTTCGATTCTCTTATGGGCTACCAATTTTTTCCCTTGACAGGGGCCACATTCTCTAGTAGATTGTGCGCGTTCTTTTAAATGGCTTAGTAGACCAACGGCAGAGTCAACAGACTTAAAATCTGCAAAGTGTGGGTTCGAATCCCACCTAAGCCACCAATTTTCCAACACGATGCACCCAGCCTCCAAGGGCGAACCCATGACAACAGACTTGGACTTCTGTTGTGGACGGCATCTGAGGAAACGTTGCGGTTTGGGGGTCATGTCCCAGATCGCAACACAATTTGCCAACAGGACGCAGCTTGATGCTTTATGCAAATAAAGACTGATAGAGAGGCTAGTGCAGAAAATCCTGTATAAACTGCACATTAGATTTTGCAGCAATGAGGACAGTCGTGAACCGGGACGTAATCTGGGGTACTGGGAATACTCGGTATATCAGATAATTGAGTGACCTGATCTGCAATCCAAACAGTGCGCCCAAGTGATAATGGTTCCAGTCACTTTACACTGCGACAACAATGGGCAATATTTTATCTCGCTAGAAGGACAAGGGGCTTCATGCCCCGTTCTGGAAACAGACTTACTTCTAGTGGGATCTTTTTATGAAAAATGGTAGATTAATGTTTATTAAAGTACTTGGGTTCTTTTTAATTTTATATTTTGCCCAGAGTCTTAGGTCTGAAAAGATATTCAATGACGCCACAGATCCAATACTAAAGATGAATCACGCTTCAATAGTAGAAGGAATCCCGGCGATTATTGATTCTAAGTTAGAGGGAAACTCTTTTCAATGGTTCAAAGATGCGCGGCTACTTGATTGGGAAACAAATAGTTTCATCAAAATCAATTTTCCGCTAAATGGCGATGAAGGTAACTACTTCGTAAGAACTAAAAATAAAGGTATAAATTTTAAAGTTTCATTTGAAAAAAACATAAAAGTTTTTGTTAATGACCATGAACTGGAGAATGATAGGGTAGAAATTGTAGGGCCATTTGTTTTAAAACTTGTTCCATTTATTAGCGGCCTTCCTATAAGATATTCTTTAGATGGCTCTGAGCCTAATAGGCTTTCTCTTTTGTACGAAGGCCCGATCCAAATCAGCAATACCATTATGTTGCGAGCCGTAATAGAAATCCCAGAAACAGACTCCACTTACATACAAGTCAAATGATCTCAGAAGAATTTGAAGACAAAACCCTCTCTGACGAAGAATCCCGCATCGTCAGAGAGCTTTTTTATAAGAAAACTAAAGCGGAAATGTGGAAATACATAGACTCTTTGATACCCAACTTGCCCGAAACTGAAGAAGTCGAAGCGATATTTACTTCTAAAAATGTTATAATTAGAATTTGGAAATTTTAATTTTAATAATTATTATTTTATGTTGAAAACAAACGTTTCTTCAAAAGATATAAATGTAATTATAGCTCATTATGATGAAGATTTGTCTTGGACTAATAATCTAAGGCTTCCATTCTGTATTGTATCTAAAAATAAAATACCAGATGGGTGTATACCAAACAAAGGCAAAGAAGCGTCTTCTTATTTAGAATATATTATTAAAAACTACAATTCTTTGACAGATGTTTCTATTTTTATTCATGGCCATAGAGATTCTTGGCATAGCTCAAGAATAGACAAATATCTAAATGGGAAAAATATATTTCCCCTAGATTACTACAACATAAATCTTGTTTCCTCTCCACGGAATAAACAAAAATTACAATTTATCCCCGAGGAAAGCTATTATTTTTTGGAAAAAAACAAACATATCATAGAAAAAGAAATAAATCAAAAAATAAATATTCCAGAAATTCAATTTCGCCCTGCGGCTTGTTTTTATGTTAAAAAAGATGTAATTTTGAAACATTCAATAGAAGTTTATAAAAACTTATTCAACTGGATCATGACTACAGATGAAAGTTCCGCAATTTCCAGCAGAGTCTTCGAGTACTGTTGGCATATTATTTTTACTGGGAAACATATTGATAATTATTTAGAGTATTAACAGCTTGAATAATTCTTTAGAAACAAAAATAATTATAGCCCATTTCGGGGAAGATTTGCATTGGACAAAACACTTGACTTATAAATTTGATATTATATCAAAAAATACAATACCGGATGGAACAAAGCCTAACAGAGGGAAAGAGGCGTCTTCATATATAAGTTATATAGTAAAAAATTACCAAAGATTATCTGATATAACAATATTTACGCACGGTCATAGAAATAGCTGGCACCATCCAGAAAACATAGACCAAACTATAAATAGTATAAAATTTTATTATGATTATTTTAATATTAATTCTGTGTGTTCTGCGCGGCATGGAACGCCTCTTCTCAGTTTAGACCAAGAAAGTTTACTTTATTTGCATTCAAATAAATACATAATTGAAAATAAAATAAAAATTCCTATTGATCCTGTTAAAATAAAATTTAGACCTGCATCGTGTTTTTATGTTTCTAAAAAAACAATTTTAAAACACAAGATAGAGACTTATCAATATTGGTTAGATTGGTTTATGACAACCCCTGAAGATTCTGAAATTTCTAGTAGAATTTTTGAATATTGCTGGCATATTATCTTTACTGGCAGTCATGTAGATAGGTACTAATTATAACATTATGGAAAAATCAAGCCGAGAATTTATTTATCGAATCTGGAGTATAGAAGAAAAAAAGTATATAATGACTGGTTCCCTTTATGGCGTCGAGGGAATTGCTCATTTGACTTGTTGCTTCAATCGTCGCTATCATACAATAGAAGAATATACAGGATTAAATGATTTTAATGGTCAAAGAATCTTTGAGAACGATATTCTTGATTTTACCGCTCAATATAAACAAACAGGCCGAGTTCCTGTAATTTATTACGGCGGATCTTTTGGGTGTATTATTACTGATGATAGGGATTTTAAAGAGTTTTGGAATTTAAGTCATATTGTTCAGCAATATTATCCGAAGATCGTTGGAACTATACACGAAAATGATATCATTATTTAAGTGGCTCAAATGGTGGTTCTGGGAAACTCGCAGATGCCACCATTCTTCATTTGACGAATGCCATTCTAGCCACTATGATTTCGGCAGACATAAAGGCTGGTGGTGCAAAAAGTGCGGCAAAATGTTACATAATGTATGAATAAAATTATTATAGCTAAAAAATCTTTTAAATGCGCTTATTGCGGCAAGATGAAAAAAGGTGCGTATAAAATAGTCGATGATAGTAAATCTTGCGAAGTATGCAACAGAGCTTATGATTATGTATCGCCAAAGCTTTGCGCCGAATGCCCAACTTGCCAAGGCAAAGGATATTTAATAGCAGATAAAGTAATTCCATAAATAATATGAGCCGCGAATTTAAATTTAGAGTATATTCTTTCGTTTGCAAAGAATTTATTTACTTTGATATATATGATTATCATCTTGTAGAATGGAATGATATAGCCTATAAATGGCAAGGAAGATGTCCATATTATCATTCATACCATCATCCAACTACAGAACATTTTAGAGACTTAATGAATGGTGTCATTGCAGGTAATTATTTTGAGAACCCAGAACTATTAAAGTAATATGAGACCGCTCAAATTCCGAGTATACATCAGAGAGCATAGTAAATATGTTTACTTTAGCCTTGGTGATTTTGATTATTCTGATAGATATTTGCATCAATCTGATATTCCTGTAGAACAATTTACTGGAAGTTACGATAAAAACGACAAACCAATTTACGAAGGCGATGTTCTTGAAAGACAAAACACAAGCTACTACTATAAAGTAGAATACTGCGAAAAACAAGCTGCATACATTTGCCGCGATTGTGACGGTGATTTTGTTTATTTATCTGATTTTGAGTATATCGTTATTGGGAACACGCATGAGTGGGCTTGCGCGAAACCTCCCGGTTTTGATCATAACGGAGAATGCTTGACTTGTGATGCGTGGGCCACAGATTGTCCATTTGCTAAATTTGATAAACGATAATCATTTGCAGATCGTAGTGTTTGACGCTACGTTATGTAATGCTTGATATATCAAACACTATAACTCATAATATCCTATATACAAGACATTAAACTATGGAATTTCAGATCAAAAAATACACAATGCGCCAAAAACTAATGCTGGCATTAATTACTTGTATATTTGTAGGAATTCCTATATTTATTTGGGCGTGGATATTTTATTATCTATATAATCTATGAGAATCAACATCATAAACGACGAAAAGAATTTTAGATTTTTATATATTGAATTGCAGTTTCCTAGGATAAGTAAAGTAGATAATTATAACGAATGGACTGATGATCATTTTACTGGATTTAAAATGAGTTTTCCGACAGAACTTTTTTATCTGAACGATGAAGATGGTTATTGGTATTTTGCCTTGACTTTGTTGGGCTTTGGCTTTAAATTGGTGAATCAGCATGGATACTGAAGAACCACAAATGAACGACGTAAAACTTTCAGATACTCATTTGCGCGTCATTAATCGCGCACTTGAGGTTTATTATCGTATGCGTAGTGGGCAAATTGGTATTGCTCTTGATACTGCGTATGATAAATGTATTGATTATGATAACCGCGATCTCATTGAAAAGATGGTTCGCAAATTAATTATTGACGACAATAAACTATCTAGCCCAAGTGCTAGTTACGGATTTAATAGTAACGAGATTGGCGATGCTCGTATTGCATACGAAATTCAATGTGTATTTCGGCAGTATTTAGCAGTTAAAAGAAATGATGGTTATTTTGATTATTCCACTGTGGATTTCAGAGATCCATTGAAGGCAAGTGATGAACCATTGCCAGAGATTGTTAATTTTGTCAAGCATATTGATCACGTTTTTACTCCTGAACAAAGTAAAAAAATAAATCAACTACATAATAAAAAGAAATACAAAGAAGCTTGGGATTATATCGACAGTTTAAAGCTTGATTTGCCCAAGGGAGAAGGTATAGAGTTAGTGCCGGGATTCAATGGCGTGACCATGCGTATTCATAAACCTCGCAGAGAAAAAAGATATGAATGAAGAACAATTTGATATAAAAGACGACAAGAGAACATACTATTACAATATTCTTGGTAAGATGATGCCTGATTATGAAAGTATGATGGCTTATTTATTGGATGAAGGTATATTATTTGCCGTCCCAGCGAGTGCTAAATATGATGGCGATAAAGAGTGTGTGGGATTGTTTATTAATATAAATGATTACTTTATTCCCGCATCAGATTCAGAAGCTGTAACATACGATGAATTGCCAAAGTTGTATGAGATGTATAAAGAAAAAAAATACAATGGCGTTTCTCAATTTGTAGCAGATAAACGAGGTATTCCTAATATTTATTGGCGCGATAAAGATAGTAACTTTAGAAAACCATCAAAATGAATATTCATGTTCCAGAAGATTTAAAAAACAAATACCCTCAATATGAATTTCGCGGCAAAATCAGGACAATTAAAGATCGCCCTGTTATTGAAGCATATAATCCTGTAACAGAAGATACTTTCTTTTATTCTTTTGAAGAGGATTTTTTTTGGTTTGCCGGTGAGATTCCAGATTACAAATTACAAAAAGTATTGTAACAAATAAATGAAACTAATAGAAGGCCATAAATACATTCATACTGACATCCTTGGCAAAAAGTGGGAGTTAACGTATACTGGACCTCGCCGCGAAATTAAAGGTTGCGAGTTTGAATTTTTTGTAGATGATAAAGGCAGAGGTTGTTTCTTTAATGATAGTGAAGTAAATAAGATGGAAAAGAAAGATATTCCTTGGCCCGATCCATTAGATCGTAGCGAAATTAAAGATTCAAAAGAAAAATGTGATCAAAAGTTTAAAGATGGAATAAGATATTTTCAAGGATAAAATTTCATTCAAAAACTTCATCTAACACTTCTTTATAACTATTAAACCATTCATCATTGTTCATTTGTTTATTAGGTATTAAAGATAAATCAATGCGCGAATTATAATTACAAAAACCATGTATTTTCGCGTCATTACAGTTAGCGTATTGCTCAAAATGATTTGGCAACGGAACCATTAATAAAGGTTTGTGTTGTAGTATAGCTTCTGCACTTGTTTCAAAACCACCGCTGCATACAACTGCATTACATACTTTCATCTTTTCTTGAAAGAGTTGGCCGTCTAAATTATATAATTTGACATTAGATATTGTTTGATGTTTGCGAGTAAGCTTTGTAAAACATTCAATATTTAAATCAGGATGTAGCGCGGCATTATCTACTAATCCAGAAACCATATCTTCATTCATTAAATAAACAAGGACAAAGTTTTCTGTTTTATTTGATGTATTATAACTTTCTTTTCTTAATATAGGTGGGCAAACAATCATATCTTCGCTATCAAATTTGTAATAACTTAAAGCCACAATTTTAGATTCTATACTCGTAATACCATTTATTATACCTAAGAATATTTTTTGAAATAAAAAACCATCTATTTTTGGATATCGTGATGATTCCATTGCATACTGATGACCAAAGCTAATATATTTAATATCACGAAAAAATATAGCAGTCAAGCCAACAAGCGGCTCATAAAAATTAACAATCATATCTGGTTTTTCTTTTTTAATCTTGGCGCAGATTTTAATAAAAGAATATATTAATTTTGGCATTTCTATGCAACCTTTTAAGAAAGTCTGCCAGATAATGACTTTACCATCCTTGCCAAATACAAAATCGAAGCCTTCGTATTCAAAAGTATCAAATGCATCTGTAAAATACTTTGCTAATCCTTTATTTTTCTTAGCCACAAATGCGGGGCCGATTTCATAATTCCTTGTTTTTAAATATTCTTGAACGCATAACGCTTGTGTCATATGTCCGTTGCCTTCGCTTTGTACGCCGAATAATACTTTCATAGGTTTATTAATTTAATTTCTCCTTCGATTGTTTCTATAATTGCTGTATTACTTTCGATCCAGTCGCCGCAGTTAAGATAATGAATATCATTAATATTTTTATCTGCTGGTTGATGAATATGACCAGTTACAACGCCATCATAACCTTTGCCTTTGCAATAATCAGATAATACATATTCGTAATTACTGATATACTTTACTGCTTCTTTTGCTTTTTGTTTTAAGAAATTACTAAAGCTAAATTTAAATATTCTGAATAATTTATTTAGCCCCAAACTTATTTCATAAATAAAAGATCCAACGTGTTGTATCCATTTATGTTCTGTGATAATACCATCAAATTGATCGCCATGTATAATAAGATATTTCTTACCATTCATTGCTATAAAATCAGTTTCGCGGCACAATGTAATGTTGTCACCAAAATGTAACCCATTATAATGCTCTAAAAAGTCATCATGATTACCGAAGACATAATATACTTGCGTTCCTTTTCTACTTAGACGTAGTATTTTTTGTATAATAAGATTATAATTATTGTGCCATTTGAAATTTTGTTTTAATAACCAACCATCTATGAAATCGCCCACAATATATAACTTTTCGCACTCAATATCAGATATAAAATCTACTAATTTCTGATGATTGCAAAAGCTGCTGCCAAGATGGCAATCGCTAATAAAAACAGTCTTGACTTTCATCAGTATAGATTACACTATTAACGCATGAAAAAAAAGTTCCCGACACTCAAAGATCGCCTTGACAATGCGCTCAAAGACGATCATACTGCCCTAGAACAGTTGGCAAAGACTCTTCCCCTATCTGACGCAGCCAAGAAAAAATATGACAAACTATCCAATAAAAAGTCTGGACAATAAATTTACTTACGGCATAGGAATAAATGATAATCATAAATCAGAACCTAAGATTATTATCCAACTTTCTGACATTGACAATCAGCAGCAAGTTCGCGTATCTATGGACCGCGAAGAGTTTTATCAATTTACGGATAAACTAAAAGAGTATTACCTTCATTATTTTTAATATGTTTTTCAAGAAAAAAGCCCCCGAATCTGTTAAGAATGTTGTCTCTGTTGTAAAGAAGTTAAAGATAAGTTTAGATATTTCTTATCTTCAAAATGGTAAAGTATATACTAGTTGTTATAGCTATACCGTAGAAACTGACAATCAAGAGGAAATGGAGACAAATTCAAGAAAGATCCTTGATACTTTGGAATTAGCTATAAGCAATATTTATACTCAATTAAACGAAAAAACCAGCGACTATATTTACATTGAAGAGCAATCATTCATTCTGAATAAAAAAGACTTCTTGAATTGTAATATTACTAAAACAGTTCTTAATTAATATATGAGAGCATATCTTGACTTTCGGCATTCTGATGAAGAGGCTGATCACTTTAATAAGATTGGTTTCGGTGCGAAGATAACCAATGCTTATGAACTAGAGAATGGATTTATTATTGTTGTTGTTGAATGGAATAGCAAAACAGATTCTCATAAAATTAAATACGCAAAACAAGGTTGTTCAATAAGTTCAAGCACTAAACAAGTTGGTGTTGAATTACAATTCCCAGATTTTCCATTTAGAGACGAAACTATACATAGTGTTTTTTATCCCGGTTTTGAAGTCATGCTCGACTATAAAGATTCTGATAAAAGAATGGAATATATATGCTTTCATAATTTAAAATATGAAGCGGTAGTTTACTTTGCTCCTGAAGGTTGGAATGATAATAAAAACTGTAAGAAAATAGATTTTTAATGAAATACTTAATTCTAATTTTAATTGCTGCTGCATCAATCGCCGCAGTAAATGATCTTAAATTAAAAATATACTATGTAATCACTTACAGAAGCAATGAAAGAGTGATTGAAAAAGTATATCTAAAGAAAGAAAACGCCCAAAAGTATATCAATACTTTCAAAGAGAATCACAATTACGAATTAGAAGAAGCCACTTTAACAGAATAATCCTATGACTGAAGAACGCGAAAAATATCTCGTAGAAAACTTCCCACTAATTTATAAAAAGGAGGAAGGATCAAATAACCCATACTCTCTATTTGGATTTGAGTGCGGCGATGGATGGTTCCGCATCCTCTACTGGCTCAGTAAGCATATCCAAAATAAGATAGATCGAAATAACAGATGGGCTGAAAAATATCCAGATCAATACAAAAAAATTGAACAAGTAAAAGCCGTACAAGTAAAAGAAAAGTTTGGCGGCTTAAGGTTCTATTATTGCGGTGGCGATGAGCAAATTGGTGCTGTGGTTTCTTTTGTGGAGGAAATTAGTTATTCTATTTGCGAAACTACTGGTAAATTTGAAGATATTGGTCATAATACCAAAGGCTGGATAAAGACTCACCACGCTGGACTTTCTAAACCAAAAGACTTCAAATTTGTTGATGACGAAGAACTTCGCAAGCTGAATTTAGGAAATAATTAAAAATTAAAACTCCATGACAAAAGTAATAATAAAAGCAATACTATTAGAAATAATACTTAATATTATTTGTATAACTTGTGTTTATTATCTATGGAATTGGATAATGCCAAGCATAATATTGGCTAAAAGAATTACTTTCCTTGAGGCTTGGGGTTTGCGTACATTGGTGCAATTTTGCGTGTGGTCCAGAAATTTCGATAAAAAATGAAAGCCACATTCGATTCGGAAGGCTATGTTACAGACGAAACGCTTTCTTCGATTTCCTATTGGTATAGAAATAATAACTGGGAGCCTGAGTCTTTCTTAGCTTTTGCTGAGAGTGCATTTAATAAGCACTATGGAAAGTGGGAAGTTATTGATAATTACGATAAACTTTCATCTTTCAGTTATAAAAATTTTAAGGCATTAGAAATCGCTACTGGCGGCTGGGGCAGCAATGAAGCAGTAATTAATGCCATGCAAAAAGCCATCTTTTGGAGTGTTTTTTGGAAGGCTTCTTTTTCTGGGGGGTTATTTATTTTAGATTTGGATCTAATTAAGCCCACAAAAGACGAGAAAAAAATCTTGACTTCCGTCTCAAAAGGTTCATAATAGAAGCGTAAGGTTTGGGTTCCCGTAGCTCAGTTGGATTAGAGCATTCGCCTTCTAAGCGAATGGTCACAGGTTCGAATCCTGTCGGGAACGCCACCTTGAACAAAGAACAATACCATTCGTCAAGAGAAATAAATCTCTCTTCGTCATCACAGAGACACTTTTTAGCAATCCAATTTCTTTTTAGAGCAAATTCTTCTCCGCAATATTGGCAGTTCATCTCCTTTCTTTACCTTTCGCAAGTTCCAAAATAGTTACAATTACATTAAATGACAGAAACGATACTAACCAAAGACCAACTGTTCGACATTAACGAGTTCATCTACCAAAATGGACACGAATCTCTGTGGAGAGTTGGCGATAAACTAGAAAAAGTTCTTGGCGAAATTGCTATCTGCCCAGAAAAAGATAAAAAGATTAGCAAATTTTTGTCCAAGCATGGCACGAAAACAGTCCACGCCTTGAATGACTCTATTTTTACGCTAGTAAAAGATCTGCTTAAAAAAGAAGAAATAGTCGAACTGCAACCTGCATGAGCAAAAGAACTTTCATCCTACATTTAGGAGAGCAAGATAAAAATCTTGTAGATGATACTGACATAATCAGTATAATCACTATCAGAGTAATAGAAATTTATTTAGAAATAAACAAGCAAGCAGAAGTACCTGTGGAGTTTTTAACGATTATTAAAACTTTCATAGAAAAAAATCTTGCTCGGAATAGCTCTTCCAATTATTCTGTAGACATTGACTTTGAAAAAGACTTAGTTGTGTAATACAATACAATTATGTCGCGCCATGCAAATCTTCCTTTCCACATTTATGTAAATGTTAATAATAGATTTCTTGGAGAAAAGATGCCAAGTGGCTTTACCCCGGCCATTTGGCATTCTGTTTATTGTAGATCTGATCAGGTATTAATGTGTCATGTTTTGCTTGAGTCTGGTGCTAATTGGAGCGGCTTACCAGTTCAGGCTTTGTCTGTCAAAGAAAATTTTGATTATCCTGAAGACGCTTTGATGCCTTGGGCAGCAATGGGAGATGAGTTAGACATCTTTCATTCTAAATACCTAGAAGGATTAGAATGCGAACCCATAGAAATATTTACAATAAAGGCTAGACATACTGGAATAATTATTGATTGGAAAGATGGCTTTAGCAGATATCCCCAAGAGCATAAGCCATTAAACATGATAGAATTAGAAAACGGGCAATTTGCTTTTCTTCCTAATAATTATTTACTTTACAAAGATAAGCATTTTGTTTCCAAGAATGCCAGAGAAAACCTCAAATATTACAAGAGAAATGAAAAAGTCTATTGGGGACAATAAAAAAGCCAGCCTTTCGGCTGGCCTTTGTTTTATATCTTAGTGTCTCCCGGGTAAGGTTTTAAAGATTTATTTAACTCTTTTGGAGTGAAGATCTGCTTTTTAGTTACTGGGCTTTTTACAGGATAATCAGGATTAACAGTTTTTTCATACTTTAGTTGGAATTCCATATCGTCTTCTGTGAATGGGCCAACTCTTTTTTCTTTATCTTTATGTATGCTTGGCTCGACAACTTTTTTATATGTTTCATTTACTAATTTTGTTGCCTCTTTATCAAGCATAAGAGGTGGCTGGAATAATTTTGCTTTTGTAGATTGCCCTTTTTTGTATTCTAATAAGCAAGATTGGAACTTCTCTTTATCAGATCCGTCTTTAGAAGGAATACATTTTTGCAAAAATTGCCTGAAGTTCTTTCCTTCGGTTTGATACATTGATTGGTACTCTTCTTCAGATTCATAAGAGGCTCTTGATCTTATTAGCTGGTCTTTGGTTTTGGTAAGAATATCTCCCTTTTTATAGGTAGGCCCGTCATTTGTTACTTTGTACTTTACTACTTTGCCCATTCTATTAGGCAATTGTTCTACTGATTCTACTATCCCTTCGCTTCCGTAGTGATCGCAAGAAGGATTTATGTTTCTAACCATAGATCCATTTTCATACTCATCCTCCTCATCTTCCATTTCGCCATCTTCACTAGCATTAGAATAATCATCTTCTTGATTAAACATGACGTAATTATGTATCATTATCATGTAGTCTTCTGTGACAGCAATTTTCCCCTGTAGCCACGATTCGGTTAGATTCTCTTTTATGTTAGGGTTTTCAAGGTTTGCTAGTATAGCATTTACATGGCCTTGTATTGATCTCAAAGACCCAATCGACATTCCTAAGAAATCACTCTTGTATTCTTCAAATTCATCTTCTTCTGATTCCATTTCTACTTCTTCTGCTTTAGCAAGGTCAGGCCAAATTTTAAGAAGCTCTGCTTGGTCCCAAAAAGTTGCGCCATCCCACTCTTCCTCCTCTGCTTGGGCTTTCTTTAGAGCGTCTTGTTTTGGATAATCTTTATCGCCGGGTTTGGCTGGCTTATAACTCTGACCAAGACGTTCTTTTTTCTTTTGAATATTGTACCAGAGACCCTTTGCGGCTTCTGCTTCTAAACTAACAGTAACTTCTTCAGATCCTTTTACTGGCGCACCCGCTCTCCATTGATAGCAAGACCAGTAACGAGCTTTCCATTTAGGGCCGGGATTAGCGCAATTATGCCTAGCTCTGAAGTTTTTTCTTCTAGCTGGGTTGTCTCTTTTGATTTCCATGTTTGGATCACCAAAATTGACTTTTACTACGTTTCCTTTTTCGTTTTTTGTATAAACAGAAAACTTTTTTGGGCCACCGGGAGTTCTGAATGGCTTATTTAAAGTCTTTTTTTCTTTTGCGGCTCTGATTTGATCTGTGAAATTAAGAGTCATATTGAATGCTATTACACTTTTTCTATTAAAAGACTTGACTTTTTTCTAAACGAAAGGAATATTGTTTTTGTAAAAAGTTCCATGTTTGTGCGATTTTGAGCCAAATAAGCGATTCTCAGATAACTAATGTAAACATTTTTAAGATTTTATGTATAGTTGATTCTATAAGTGTATTTGTAAATATGAAGATAGAATTGGGTTTACATATAGTAAAAAGGCTAAAGACATTAGATGAATTTGCTGACCTTGGCAGAGATGAATTAAAAGAAAGCGTAACTGAATTAATAGAAGAGCTATTAGAGGAATACGCTAATGATAATTGCACAGACGATGGAAATGATAACCAAGATGATTATGAATAAAGAAACCTTAAATGAATTACTAAAAGAATTGCTGTTAGCAGTTCTACAAGACGATGAAAAAATGAAAGAATTAGATAAATCAATAAACCCTAATTCACATAGTCAAGCCGTTCATTTAACAAAAACAATTCTTGAATATGTCAATCAATAAAGATAGAGAGCAAAGAGTTCAAGATATAGTAAATCGCACTCTTGTTTCTACTCAAAGCGTTAATTGGTGGGAAAAAGAAATGGACACTACGATAGCAGCAATGGAAAAGTGGGAATCTAGCAATCACCCTCAAGCAGAAAGAGAATGGAATAAGCTAAGAAACAAGTTAGAAACGCTAATTCCCAGAGCGCAAATGGAAATAGAAGTGATAAATAAATTAGAAAAAGAACTTGATGCTATTCAAAAAGAAATAGATGAAGAAGCGAAAAGCAAAAACAACAAAAAAGGCAAGCGGAAAAAAGGGATTTAATTTTTATCAGGTAATTTCGCAGAATAGGAAATTTAATTTCGGCGCATTCCCTCCTTCCAAGGAGGGCCTCGGCATGGCAAGGAGTTGGGCCGAGAAGATGACCGAAGAGACTGGTGAAAAGTGCGTGGTAAAAAAGCGTTGACAGGCGAGAAAATCTCTGAAACCCCCGTTTTTGCTGGGGTTTTCGCTCAAAAAATTTTTCAAAGTCGAGCTTGACCGCAGGGCATAAGGGTGTAGATTCGGTGGGTAGTCTGAACTCTAACTTACGTCTGCTGCATGATCGCTCTGGAAAAACCTTACACCGTCCGCAAGTCTGGCATAGAAAATGATGGTATCTCTTTCGGAATCAAGAAAGAGGGTCTCGCCCACATTTTCAACGTCCTTCGCAACCAACTCTACTCAAACAAGATTCTCGCAGTCATCCGAGAATACTCTTGCAATGCCTATGACGCTCAAGTCGAAGCTGGCAATTCAGACAAGCAGTTCATTGTGACCTGTCCCACCTTGGACGATCCCTCCTTCAAGGTGCGTGATTTTGGCCTTGGTCTGTCCCCTGAAGAGATTGCTGACGTTTACGCCTTTTACGGAGAGTCAACCAAGCGCAACAGTAATGCTCTGATTGGTCAGCTTGGCCTTGGCTCCAAGTCTGGTTTCGCTTATGGCGATAATTTCGTAATCAGGAGTTTTCATCAGGGGACTCTCTATACCTACAACGCTTTCTTGGATGAAACCAAGATCGGCCAGATACTCAAGATGTCTGAGGAGGCTACTTCTGAGCCTGATGGTGTTGAGATTATGATTCCTGTTAGGATTCGGGATATTCACACTTTCAAAGAAACTATTGCTACTTTCTTCAAGTATTTCAAGAACAAGCCTCAAATTGCAAACATTGAACAGTCTTTCTTGGATACTTACTGGAAGACTAACGACCTAGTTCTTTGTGGCGAAGGCTGGCAGTTTTTGAAGTCTCGCAATTCTTGGGACAAGACTCCTTCCCTGATGATCATGGGAAATGTTGCGTATCCTCTGGATGGCAGTTCAGTTGATAACCTTCCCTCCGTTTTCCACTCTGATTTCATTGTGGAATTCAATATCGGAGAGCTTGAGGTTTCTGCGAGTCGAGAGTCCTTGCAGTTTTCCACTACTACCCAGAACGCAATCAGGAAGCGTTTCCAAGCCATCAAGGATGAAGTTGGCGCGAAGATCAAAGGAATGATTACAAATGCTAAAAGTCTTTTCGAGGCCAAAAGCATTTATAATAGTTTGACTTCTGCTCATGGTGATTTCTATCGTTTCCAAAAGCAGTTTTCTACTATCACTTGGAACAATATCAAAATTGATAATGATTATATTTCTGCTTCCGCTAACGTCCATAAGGGCTTTAGGCTTTTTGAAATTGTTAAGAGTAAGAGGTCAGATCGGGTAATCTCTCGGATTGTCGATAATAAGACTATTCGCTGCTATTCTTGGTGCAGGTTGTATGTTGATGATACTCATCATAAATTCATGCAGCGTTTGGCTCATTATGTCTTTGACGACAGGCAAACTGGGATTTCTACTATTTACGTCATTCAGTTCTTGAGCGAGCAAGCCAAGAAGGACTGGTTCAATGACGTTGGCATGGCGGAGTCCGAGATTCCTCTCGCCTCAAGCGAGAAGATTAATAAGATTATTTACCCCAAGAACGCTAATGGTTCTTCTCCTGCTATTCGGGATACCAAGCATTCTATCAACGAGTTTAAGTTGAATCTTCAAGCCACCAACTCTTGGTATAAAGTTAAGAGTGATCAATTCTCTGAGGCTTCATTTGACTTCAACCAAGGAGGGGTTTACATTCATATCAATCGTTTCCATTGTAAGCGATTCTTTGATCCTGCTGACCTTGATTGCCTTACTGAACCTTCAAAATTCATTAAACTGCTGAATTATTCAGAGAAGGGTTTTGAGATCACCTACCCTGAAATTGCTTGTTTCAAGACCGAGACCGCAGAGAAAGCCTCCAAGAGTAAGAACTGGCAAAGCCTTGAGTCTTATGTTAAAGATTATATTTCTAAAAACTGGACTGACGGGCAATGCCAGAAAATTGCAAATTATATTCACCTTCAAGGTTTCTTGAAGGATTATCGCATACAATGGGAATACATGATTAATATCAAAAACATTCCCGCTATTACCAAGTTCCAAGATCTTGTTAAGTCTTTTTATCTGTTTAAGAAGAACGGATATCTTGATAAAGATACTTCTGATAATTTGATTGACGTATTCAATCGCGCTGGTTTCAAGGATACCGTTTGCGGCGGCTTGAAGCCTACTCACGACCTAAAGAGAGAAATTGAAAGTATTTTCAATAAATACGAAATTTTCAAAGCCGTTGACTGGTACGAAATCAAAGGACCAAAAATCGTGCAAAAGTACCTTGAGCTTGAAGAAAAAGCCTTGACTCTCGTCCAAACCCAGCCATAATCCGCTCGTAGTCTATGAAAGCACCTGCATTCATCCTCACCGAAAACTCCCTCACGGTTAGCCTTGAAGGGAAAACCTACACCATCAACTCCGGTCATCCGAGTTGGCGGCAAGCAATCGAATCCTTGAAAGCCAAGGATTACCAAACACTCAAAGAGCTTGTTTCCGTAAAGAAGGCGTTCGCCTCCTTTACTGGCAACAAGGTCCAAGTAGTTGACGGTCAGGTTTTCTTCAACGGAGAACCGATTCACAACTATCTCACCGACAAGATCCTCTCCTTCATGGAGAAAGGTCTGCCGCATGAAAGCCTCATTAAGTTCCTTGAGCGTTTGATGGCGAATCCTTCCCGCCGAGCGATCAACGAACTGTATTCATTCTTGTCTCACAAGAATCTTCCGATTACTGACGCTGGCACATTCTTGGCCTACAAGAGTGTCCGTTCAGATTACACCGATCATCATACTGGTGAGTTCAATAATTCTATTGGAAATACTTTGGAGATGACTCGCAACTCTGTTTGCGACGATCATAATCAAGGTTGCTCTGTTGGCTTCCATGCTGGATCGCTGGAATACGCATCTAGTTTCGGCGGTTCTGGTTCAGTCTTGCTGATTGTCGAGATTGACCCTGCTGATGTCGTTTCGGTCCCTTCTGATTGCAATTGCCAGAAGCTCCGCACTTGCAAGTATAAGGTTGTCGCTGAATATTCTGGTCCGTTGCCCGAGCATTATACCAAAGATGCCCAATCAGCTTATGACATATCAGATAATTCTGATGAAGACTATGACGATGATTCAGATTGGGACGACGATGACGATGACGATTCTGAAAATGAAGTTTCTGTCACCGTGCAACTCGGGAATAAATCTCATAAATTTGTGAGGGACTCTAAAGGTCGCTTCACGAAAGCAGAGTAAGTAGACTACACCTAGGGGGCGGGGGAAACCTCGCCCCCTTTCTAGTATGCAATTGGATTTTATTGGAGGGATTTACAATAATTCTCTTATTCAAGGAGATTTATTTGACGGGCCAATTGTTAGAAAGCCTTTTACTAAAGATGTAGAGGAGTTCTTTCATTCTATTAGCTCAAATGAAATAGAAGAGCATCAAAACTACTGGGATAAGTTGACCCCAGAAGAACCAGAGCAAAAATTCCAGAGATATTTGTTTGCCTTCTTGTCTGTCCATACTACATGGGAGAACAACGTAAAAGCCTACCTCAGAATAAAAGACTTCTGGAACTGGATAGGAAATGATGAAGAGTTGCGCTCAAGATTAATTGAGTGCGGAGTTGGCTTGCATAATAATAGAGTGAGATTTATTTCTGCTTTTTCTAAAGATTATTGGCAAAACCGCAAGTCAGAATACGAAAAAAAGAATTCCGAAAAGTGGACTGAATACCGGGACAGGCTAGAGAGTCGCATCTTGGGGCTAGGGCTGGCTAAAACTAGCTTTGCTCTGGAAATGCAGCATCCATTAGAAGCTCATTGCTTTTGCGCTGACACTCACCTTTTCCAACTCTATAAATTAAATCAATCCAAGCACGGCAGACAGTACAAGAATATAGAAGAGCATTGGCTTATCTGGAGCAAAATGTTTAATGTTCCTAGTTACATTGCTAGGGCTATATTCTGGAATAGAAAACAACAGCAAAAAAATTGTCACTACTGGGCTTATTGCCTATGACGGAAACTGTAAACAAATTAATTTCAGAGATAGAGTCGGAGCCGCTTTCTCAAGAAGAAGAAAAGAAGCTCATTCACATTTATCAAAATAAATTAGACGGATGGTTTGAAGCAAAAACTAAAATTATTCATTCTTGTTTATTGTACGTTGTCAAATGCGCTAATGAATATTCTATCTGCCAAGACAAAGCAGAAGATTTAATCAGCGAGGGATCTATAGGGCTAATGGAAGCCTTAGATAAATTTGATCAGAGTAGGGAAATCAGGTTCCTTACTTTCGCAAGCTACAGTATAAAAGGCAAAATGCTTAAATACTTAGCCAAGATTTATTTTAACACTCTTCATGCACCGCAAGATGTAGTGCGTCTTGCGATTAAAATAAAAAACTATATTCAAGAATATGAATCTCAACATCAACACGCCCCAGAGAAGCAAGAGCTAATGGATCATTTTAAGGTGGACGACTTTAATCTTGGGTACATCTTAACATTAATTGAATCTAAATCTTTATCTTTAGATTATAAGAATGATTGTGGTGCAGAGTTTTATCTTGAGCTTAAAGACAACACGGCTATCCGCCCAGATGCCGCAGCAGATAACGTAGATGTTTTAGCTATCATTGAGAATATAGTCGCTTGCCTCCCAAAGAAACACAAATTTGTTATAAATAACAGATATGGTTTTAATAATGCCGAACGCAAAGACCTTGCTTCTATTGGGGAAGAGCTTTCGTTATCAAAGCAAAGAGTAGCCCAGATTGAAATCGAAGCTATGAAAATAATAAAACGAGAAATCAAAAAAAAACAAATTACGATAGAATGCTTACAGTAATTGGCTACGAGGGAACCGGCAAAGGACTTGTGCTTATTCTTTTTATTTGGATTGCTCTTGTTGCTATCTGCTGCTTCATCAATGACTGAGCATGGGCCGTGCCAAGAGGACTTTAAACTATAAAAAATATTCCCAGAAAATCGCTCAAATGACGTTGACTTTTCGGTTAAGACCCTCATAATGAGGGCAGATCATGGCGAGTGCCTTGATCCTCACAACAACAACAAAAGTAAATTAGTAGTATCGTATGGCTAAGAAGTCTGGAACCAAGCATCACGTTATCATCAAGTTGAGCGACCTCAACAAGATGTTCAAGGACAACGACGTTATCCCTGTCCCCAAGGGATTCGTTAAGAGCATTGCCTACCTCCTGTCTGCTCATTCAGTCTCTCTGGATGAAGTGAACAAGGATGCAGGAAACCCCGTTGAGGCATCGGAGGCCGAAGCCACCGAGACTGTCAGCGAGGAGAAAGTCCAAGTGACTGAAGTCAATCTTGACTAATGAGTTTTGATAAAATCATTGGGCAAGAAAAAATAAAGAAGAGACTCTCCTTTTATTTAGAGAGTCAGAAGAAGACGTTTGTTTCTCCTCATCTTCTTTTCGTAGCTCCCAGAGGGAGCGGCAAGACTACGCTGGCTACTTTGTATGCCAAGCAATTGGTGAATTCAGATGGAGCGAACAGGAGAGCTTATCTTGTCAATTGCTCTAGCTTGAAATCAATCAAAGCATTCTTTGATGATGTAGTTGATACTTATGTTATAGGTAAAGAATCTACTATCATCTTTGACGAAGCCAGCGAAATCCCAAAACCAGTTGAAACGGTTTTGCTCACTATCTTGAATCCTAATAAAGAAAATAAAAATACATTTCTTTATAATGATGCAACGATAGAATTTGACTTCAGGAAAATAACATTCTTGTTTGCTACTACTGAAGCTCACAAAATACACCATGCGTTGATGGACAGACTGGAGCGAATTGATTTAGAAGAATATTCTAATGATGAACTCGCTGCAATTGTACAGAAGAATACTGATGTTCCCATAACCCCAAGGGCCTTAGAGGAAATCAAAAAGGTTCTTCGCGGCAACGCAAGAAAGGCCACCCAGATGGCTAATAACATCACTCTTTATATTGATTCTGTCGATAAAGAAGAATTCAGTATGGAAGATTGGCAAGAATTTAAGTTAAGGTTGGGGATCAATCCTCTGGGGCTTACCCCAATGGAAATAAAGATTCTTAAAATCTTATCTGAAAAATCTCTTACTACCTTGACAAACTTGAGTGCCAAGACTCAAATGTCTCGCCAGTCTCTGCAAAGAGATGCTGAAACCTACCTCCAGAAATTGAACCTGATGGAAATTACTGTCTCTGGCAGGAAGATTACTTCATTGGGCAGGAATTATCTGGAAAGTCTGAAATAAAAATGGGGGGGCGAAAGCCCCCCCGTTATTTAGTTTAGTTATTTTAATTTGTACCTTTAAGGTTTCCTTCGTAGTAATAAAAAATGGTTCCCGCTGAAGCGTTTGTTACATTTCCGGTAACAAGAAAAGGTGCATTATCTAAATACAATTGATTAGTTAAGGAAGTTGGTATGTTTACTCCGTTCGCTGTGAATCCACTAATAGCAGCAGTAATTGCAATATCATAACCTTGTTTCGCAGGTATAGTTCCAGATAAATTAACGCTAGAATAATTCATAAACTTCATTACACATAAAAATATTCTATGGAAATCACTATCAGCTATTTTGACAAAGAAGATAACGAAAAAGAAATTACAGTAACAGTTGATGTCTCTGCTTACTTTGATGGCATTGGACCCTATGAGTATTGGGGATTCAGAGGCTATGACAAAGGGCAACTTTGCGTAGATATCAATAGTGTTTGTTATGATAAGGAAGGCTTGCCCCAAGATGAAATAGATGAAATAGAAAAATATTTAAAAACTCGGGAATTCCAAGAAAAAATTTACGAACAATACCTTGACGACCAGCAGTCTGCGAGAGAAGATGCGGCTGAAGCTGCCTACGAAGCTCGCATGGAAAATAATTATTAAAATTACCGAAAAAAACTTCTTGCGCCTCACCAAAAACCCACTAAACTCACCCCTGACATGAAAATCATTGACCTCATTGCCTCCCAAGCTGGCCTTGCTCGCTTCGCCAGCTTCACCTACTGTTCCCGTTCGACTGGCGAGGTCGCCAGATACACCTTGCAACTGGGATTCAGCTACCGCAACATTCTCCAGAAGAGCATCATGGAGCTTGAAGTGGACAAGCAGATTATGACAGATTTACCTCGACAAGCGGCAGACGAGATCCTAGCCTCTTTGAACGCCAGCCTCGCTGGCACTCAAACCAAGTATACAAAGAAGGATATTTATGAAGACTACAAGGTCGATGGTAAAACTATCCAAGGTATCAAAGTAAACAAGAACGATGGCTCGCTAAAGATTTTTGGTTTAGTTACTTCCAAGGTGCAGATTACTCCTCCAGTTACTCCTTATAAAGAAGTTAAGAGTGCGCCTCTTACTATCGAAAAGAATAAAATCACAAAGACTCTTCCGATTGGTCGCTTCCGCGAATTTGCTCTTGACAACTTGGCTATGGCTAAGTTGAATGGCGAAACTCTCGTCCTAGAATGAAAACCCAATGGCCTCCGCATAATATGATTGTTGTAGATAAAGTATCATTTGATCTATTCACCTTGTCTTATGTCATTTACAAAGACTCGGATGTATTTCAGCATATTAAATATAACCTTGAGGCTTGGGAAATTGCTCAACTTCTAGGAAATAATTAACTTTCGGTTAAACATAAACACAAAACACAATGACTGCAATTAAACTAACTAAGAAAGCTCAGAATATTGTTAATCAGATTATGTCGTCTGATGCAATTGAAATCACTCACGGTCCAGTATATCACCTTGTTTATAGAGGAGATATAACTCTTAACTCTGAAAGTTTGGATTGTTTTGTTGATGTCGATGGGGATTCTGGAGAGGTGCAAATCACAAACGAAACTCTCAATTACGCTAAAATTGAAGATGGCATTATCGAAATTGATTCAGAGCATATTAAGCAAGACCACTATAACGGCATCTCCATTAAATTGTTCAAGCTGACTCCCATCGTAGCAATCGAATAATCTTTTTAATTAAGAGAAGTAAAATACAGGCAATGTAGCGGAGTTTTTTAACATTTTTCTCTGGTTACTCAATCGCCTGTCTGGTAACTACATAAAAGCCAGACCTTCTCTTAATTTTTTCTTTTTTATGCAATCTTTTGAATATTATAGCATCAGCGATGCCTATGACCAAGAAAGGCTTCCTGATCCTTTGCGTCTTAATTATAGTACAAAAGAAAAAGCTATTGAAGTAGCTATCAAGAACTACAAACCTCGCTTTCGCCTTGATGATGTTCATCATTCGCTTCGATTGAGTGGAGTTTATCAAAATTATAATTGTTCTCTTTATGCATTCAGCGAAGCCTATTCTGGTAATTTTTCTGGCTATTATGAACTTTTCCTTGGAGAGACTCAACACGCAGTAAAGGATAGTTCTATTGAGTTTTTTGCTGAGTTATTTATTCTATTTATAGAAGCTGAAAAGACCTATACCCCAGAAGTTAAAGTCGCTGGTCAACCTTATCAACCTGCTAAAAAAGAAATCAAAAAAATTAGAGAGATTGGTCCTTTGCCATTGTATGGATGCAATAAGTATGGCAATTATATTTATGGCGTAGAAAACAACATGGACAATTGGTACAAAACTTTCAGAGCTACTGTTAAAGACAATCTTTACATTAATCACGACACACTAGATATTCACTAAAATGAGCGAACAATACAAAGCAGGATACAAACAAAGTTACGCATGGTGGGATGCCAAAGGATCAGATATCCCGCAAGGAACTTATTCCATGATAAATGAAAAATTTAAAGCATGGGAACAGCGTCGAGGTTTTCGTAATGATGAAGATGAAATTAATCCAGAAAATCCTGAGCCTGTCAAGCTCCTTCGCGGAAACGCTTTGAGGGCTAAACTGGCACTAGAAAGCAAGAAGAGAGTTCTTGCTCAAGAGGCGGCAAAAGCTGCGAAAAAAGCTGCAAAAAAAGGCTTGAAGAAGAGCGAAAAGCCCACTAACTTTGCCCCTGACATTGTTGGCAAGCAGTTCGCCAGCAACAACAACGCCCAACGCAAGATAAAGCAATACATCTTGAAGAATCACTTAATTATTCCTCCTGATTATGAGTTTGGAGTAAATAAGATTGATTGGGGTTGTTACGAAATCACCGGCATCAGAAAGCAAACCAAAGGCTTTAAGAAAAATGAAAATCGTAATAAATAAATGCTTTGGCGGCTTTGGTCTTAGCCAAGAAGCTGTTCTTTTATATGCCAAGAAGAAAGGTCTTAATCTAATTCTTGAGCGTAATAAAAGTATAGGACTAACTCATTATTATTTAAATGAAAAGAAAGATGGCAATTATTTTTATGAAGGCGATATCAAAAGAAATGATCCTATTCTTGTCGAAGTTGTAAATGAGCTTGGAGAAAAAGCAGATGGTACTTATTCTGAATTAAAGATCGTTGAGATCCCTGATGATGTTGAATGGATTATTGAAGAATACGATGGCAAAGAGTGGATCGCAGAAGATCACCGTAGATGGAGTTAATTATGAAAGAAATTAAAACCCAAACTGTATACCTTTGCCCCGAGACTGGCAAGAAATGCCGCTCCCGTGCAGAAGCTGAACGTAGTGCTGCCGCAGCAATCAAAGCCAAGGAAGAGGCTGCAATTGCCGCAGAGCAAAAGAGACTGCAAAACGAATCTAATATCGAAAAGAAAGATTGGGTTCGCTTAAATCTTACCAATATCGAAGACATTCCCAAGCTAATAAAAGAAAAAGCCAAAGAATTCTGGAATCTTGATTGCGAGATTGAAGTTGATGTTTCTTTCGGAAATGTTTCTAATTCTCACGCCGCACCAATCGGAAAGAAAACTAATTGGAGTGGCAAAGACGATAATTATCCTACTAAATTTCTAGGTTGGAGTGGGCAAGTTAAAGGCAATATCTTTAATTATAAAAAGAATAAGAATTCCAGCGATTCTATAAATTCTTTGCTATTTAATAATTATGGAAATGGACTTGGCTTTAGAGGTTTCCATACTAGCTCTGGTTGCCCCGGTGATTCTGGTGGTGAATACCCTATGAACATTGGGTTCTATTTCTTCCTTGAAGATTTCCCCAAGCTCGCTGAGTCTTACGAATTATTCAATACTGAATATCAAAAGGTTATTAATCACAAGGAAGCTATAAAGCGACGTAATGCTCAAGCAGAATATCATTCTAATTCTCAACCTGATGTAACTGAATTAGAAAACCAAATCTTTGAGTTGAATCTTAAGCTGGCAAAATTGACTACCCAGCATAGAGAAAAATATATCCTTGACAATCCTGTAGCCCCGCCTACACTTGACTCAAGGCTTGAAGACTTGAAGAAAGTATTTAAGTCTTATTCTGGCTACGGATTATTTAAAAATATCTTTGAATACGATGATATTGACGAGGAAGATTAATAAATTAAATATATGAGTTACGCAAATTTTTTCGAGTTAAAAGGCAAGATAATTAAAGAAATAAATGGTCTGGAAATAAATAGCGATGAAGTATTCATCAGAACTAATGATGAAACTTATAAAGTATATCACGAACAAGATTGTTGCGAACACGTTCGCATTGTTAAAGTTATCGGAAATGTTAATGAATTGATTGGTGAAGTAATTTTTGCAGAAGAAGATGCTGGCGCAAATGATCCTGATTGGCATAATGAATATTATAATGATCGTCACACTTGGACTAAATATGTTTTGAAGACTGCAAATGCTAGTTTGGAATTCTGGTTCCTTGGCGAATCAAATGGTTATTATAGCGAAAGCGTTAGCATTAAAAAGATATGATTTGCTCAAAAACTAAATCCAAAGCCAAACTAGAAGATTGCGCCGTGTCTTGGAGCGGCGACAGTATTTCTGTTTGTTCTAAATGTAGAATGAGCGTTTGGGATTTTAATTTTGACGACTTTCATGTAGAAGATGTTATGGATCAAGATGACGGTAATCATTTTTTTAATTAATTATGAAATACAGAAAAAAACCCGTAATTATAGAAGCAACGCAATGGTTCAAGCATGGCGATCATCCAGAAGTGGTGATACTAGATGGCGTTCCAACTCAAAACGGTTGGATAAAAACCCTTGAAGGAGGACATATAGTTACTCCCGGTGATTATATTATTACTGGTATAAAAGGAGAACACTATCCTTGCAAACCTGATATCTTTGAAGCTACTTATGAGAAAGTAGAAGAATAATAAAAATATGAAAATGACTAACGACAATAAATTAAAAATTGTAACCTTAAGCCACAACATTAAAGCCTTATGTTATATGCTTGACAAAAAAACATTTAGTGAACATTGTGTTGCTAGTGGTACTTTTACTGAAATTGATTCTTTGTTTGAATTGGCTAAGGAATTGAAAGAAATGAACAAAGAAGAATAAAAATAATATGTCCCCCGACATAAATTTGCACCATGAAATCCCTCAAGAAGTCAAGGATGCAGCAATATTTCTTGGAAATTATTTCAAGCAACAAGGTATTGACAACTGGGTCTTGTATGACGTATCTTCTCGGAAGGCTTCTTTAGATGCTTATAAAATGGGCTACGATTCTGGCCTTACTGTTGCCATTTCTCTCGCAGAAGAATACAATGCAAGCGGAGTTCTAATTTGTGGATTAGAAAATAGTAAATATAAAATATGAAATATACTCCAGAAAATATTCGTCACCTTGAGCCGAATCAAGTCTTCGTTTATGGAGCCAACGAAAAAGGGATTCATGGTGCTGGTGCTGCAAAATTAGCCTTGCGTTGGGGGGCCAAGATGGGCGAGTATGGACTGAACGGGCAGACCTACGGCATTCCTACCAAGGACAAAAAAATTCAAACCTTGCCTCTTGACAAGATTCAAGTTCACATTGATACTTTCCTCGCAGTAGCATTTTCTCACCCAGAGTACGAATTTCTTGTTTCAAAAATCGGATGCGGCTTGGCTGGCTATCGGCCAGAAGACATTGCCCCACTATTTAAGATAATTAAAACAGGAGTATTTGATAACGTAATCTTACCCGAAGAGTTTTATAGATATGTATGAGATGAAAATTCTTTCTACCGACAACAAAGAATTAATCATTGAAGACAGTTGCCAAGATGAATGCCCTAATTGTGGTGATACTGATACTTATATGTATTATATTCCAGATTGGTGCGTTCATAGATGTTATGGTTGTTTGATGAATGAAGTTAGAAAATATCAGTATATCATTATTGAAGAATAAAATATGAGCTACATTGGCGTTCCAGAGCAGTATCAAGTTAATTTCCATAATCAAGTATCAGAAGCCCAGAAAGGCTTTAGTGATTATCTTTGCCCAACTACAAAAGAAAGTTACTGGGCAACTGTGGATTATTATTGGCCCGAAATTAAGAAGATTGTTTTGATGTTTACTTTTGAGGATTCTGATGGGCTAGATAAAATGCTTAAAGAAAGAGATCCAAGTATTGTTAGTACGTTTAATGATGCTTGGTTCAATGCTCCTGATAATGGCAGGATTCATTTGATTCCTGCTTGGCATATCTTTTGTGATCTTTGTTCTGAAGGGTATTTGATTCATCAAGGCGATATTTAATTTTTAGGTGTAATAAAAATTAGTATGAACACACCAACAATAGAATCATTATCAACAACAATAGGACAAATAGGGCAATGGGTTTATTTATCTGGAAGCAACTTTATTCAAGAACAAACAAAAGTTTTTTTTGGGTCTGTTGAGTGTATTAATGTTAGTGTTTATTCAGACTCTTCGTTGGGTGTTTCGATACCGGAAGGTTCTGCGAATACAGCTTCTTTCAGAGTAGAAACCCCAAATGGAGCTTTTACAAGCGATATAGTTTTTGAAGTTAAAACTATTGTAGGTGTTCCCACGGTGACTTCGTTTTACTCAGCTTCTGATTCTAACATTTGGGTTTATGTACAAGGAACAAATTTTGTTACCAATCAAACTCAAATAGAATATAACAACAAAATCACAGACGCTTTTGTTTATGGTCCTGATTTTTGTGGGTTTGCTAAAGAAACAGAAACGGAAGTCATTGATTCTATTAAATTAATTACGCCTAACGGATCAGCATCTTTCCCCTCTTAATTAATATTAAATAGTAAAAACGACTGGAAAAATGAAAATTGACAGAAAAAACCTCTTGACGGTGGGGCTTGCAGGGCTTATAGGCGCGACTTTGCTGGCTCTTGGCCCTAACCCAAAGTACCTGCATTGTCAACTCTCAATTTGGCTGATGAAATTTTCCACAATTTCTCTTGCCTTGTGGTTCTGCACCTGCGAGACTTCCAAAGATGAATAGACTGGAAAAGGCCAGATGGCGCAACATCCTGCGGAAAGCGGCAAAGGCTAATCGTCTTCTCAAGAAAGGGTATTTAGTTTTCGATCATTATGGGAACCGCTTTGATGGATTTAAATTCTCTAATGGCGAGCTATATCAAGGCAGCAAAAACTTTAAAATAGTTTGGGCAAGCAAAGACGGAAGATGGGGTTCAGCACTTAATACTTCCATTAAAAAGTATAACTCTGACCGTTTCAACAAGTGGACTGCGGTGCATCCTAAATACATTAAAAAGATTTAAATTTCATGGAAAACAAAACTGTTACTTATCAAGTGGAATTAAATCATCCTGACTTTTACGTCGAGTTTCAAGCTCCTGAAGGATTGACCGATGCCGAGATCCTGAATCGCGCCATCGAAGAAATGACTCGCAATACCGAAGTCTGGAGCGTAAAAATTAAAAAGATATAAATTATGGATAAGTTATATAAAATAGTTCGCAAGCAAACAGTAGCTACGCTCAAGGAAGATTTCACTCTTGATTGCATGGGGTCAAAACATACTTACAAAAAAGGAACGACTTTTAATGTAAAGAGGATGAACGAACAAGGAATAATTATAGTTTTAGGTCATGGAATTAGTGAAATTATTCCAAGAGATCTATTGGGCAAATACACTTGTACATGGGTAGAAGTATACAAAAACGGCGATTCAACCATTCATAAAAATAAAGAGAAAGACGTAACAAAAGAATGGAATGAGCATTGGAATAATATCATTAATAAAGAGAAAGTAAGGCAACAAAGACAACAAAACGAGCTTAATAATCTGAGAATTAAAGAGTTAAAGAAATTAATTAATTTTGTAAAAAGCGGCAAAGCTGAAAAAGAACTGGCAAGCCTAGAGTATGCTAAGTCTTCTTGAAAAGGCGATGTTTATTGCTGTAGATTTTGTTTGCTTGAAGAACTTCAATAAATATGAAATCGTCTCTTAATCAAATACTTTGTGATCAACTTGTTGGTAAAAAACTCGCCAAGCAAAAACTAATACATGAAAACTTTTGGGGCGCGACTATCACAGACGTTTACGCCAGCAGAGATCCGTATTGCGAAGATCACGCTATTTATGTTATTAGAACAAACTGCTCAGGGAATAATTTAGTTATTCTTGATCCTGATAGTGAAATAACTGTGGAATAATTATGAAAGTTTACATCATTCTTGACGAATCGAATAGTGATAGAACTTTTGTTGAAAAGGTTTTCTCTGATAAAGAGAAAGCTATTGATTATGTTTATGCCGATTTTATGAAATACCGTATCCATGCGGGAAAATCAAAAGAAGATTTGACTAAAGAAATTGATCGTGTTATTCACGAAGAAGAAGTAGAATAATTATGAAAGTTTATCTTGCTTTAGTAGATGGCATGGAAGTCGGAGGCGTTTTTGACTCTAAATTAAAAGCGGAAGTATTTTTACTAGAGCATTTTATTAATAAATACGCTTTTAGAATTGATAAAACTGCATCTGAACTGCATCAATATACCACAAACAACGTAAAAGAAATGGATTTAAAATAACTATGAGAATGCGTTCTGAAGACTTTATTTGGGGATCAATATTTGTTTTGGCTATTGTTGGTATTATTGGTTACGGACTCTGGATCAGAATCAATAACAATAACATTAAAGTAATAGATGGTTGTCAATATATTCAGCACTATAATGGTCATGGCTGGGATCTTGTGCATAAAGGTAACTGCACTAATTTTGTGCATTATAAGAAATGAAGATCACACACATTGACGGTTCATCTATAGATACGAACATCCTGCCTGATACAGAAGCAATGGTTTTGGAAAAGGTAGAAGAGTTTAGGTTATTTTGTTTAAAAAATAAAGTGCCTTTTCTGATGTTTGTTAACTCCAAAGGGCTAGGAGATTCTGATTTTCTTGCGTTTTGGAGTTTCGCTGATAGAGCGAATAATTATGAGGGCGATGGTAGGCAAACAGTAGGAGTAGACATTACGCCTATTTTAAAAACAATTAACGCTTTTGTTTTAAATGCTACTCAAGGACAGCTTTATTTAGCTCAAGCTCCGCAAGAATAATATGGAACTAGATTACCCAGAAGAATCGCAATGCCTTGAGGGTGATGTTATTCGCCTTTTAAAGGAAGTAAATAAAACATTAAAATCAATTGGCGCAAATCACCCCTGCTATGCCAAGCTGTGCGATGCCGCCGCTGACGTTGAGGAATGGCTCCAGACTGACGATCCCCGCGATATGGGCTGGGTTGGGCATGACGGTTTACCCTAAAAAACCTCTTGACGGGCGCGAAAAACCTGCTAACGTCTCCTTGCATGACGATAAAAACCTACTTGGCGCACCTTGAGAAGATCAAGGCAGACCTGCTGGCCCTGAATTTGCCAGAAAATACCAGATTAGTTAATCCTCCTGACATGGGGGCATTGATTGAGTTTGGCGAAACAACTCTTGAATTTATTCCAAGAGAAGTCTATGTAAGGTACAATGACTGCTATGTTTCCGAGTATTTAGGTGGCGAATTTTTGACGGAAAAAGAAAATGTTGTTGTTGTCAGGGGAGTTCGTTTCTTTCGTTAAATATGATTGAACTTTGGGATTCTTTTAATGATGTGTTTATTAGCCGTCATTTTAATCTTGAAAATGCTATTTTGGCGCAACGCAAGCATTCGCGGCGGCTTAAAAAAGCAAATGGTCAGAATTGTTATTTGAGTTATTCTTTTAAATATAAGAATGGGCAAAAAGTAGATCCAGATGAAATAGTTGAAATCGAAATACTTCTTGACAATGAATATTAATTACAAAGAAGGTAAATTACAAATTGACTTGCACGATCTTCTTGATAATGTCAGAGAAGAAGATTTGAATGAATTCCTTGAGTCTGTTTCTTGTAATGATAAGGTAATTAAACACGTTACAGATCAGATTCTTGACAAGTGGACAGAGAATTGCTACTCTGGCGGTGCTGCTTGTACTGCTGACGCTGCCCCGGTATGGGGGCTTGACAAGGCATGGCGAGAGGTGGCAAAACGCTCTGGTGAGGTCGCCAAGCGCGAAATTGAGCGGCTGGAAGAGTCACTCAAGAGGCGTAATGAAGAGTATTTCAATTTAGTTAATGAGTATTCAAGGAAGAACAGAGAAGGTAGATATATTGATTAAATAAAAATATGACTGATAAAACTAAAAAAACAGCATTATTTACTGAAGAAGAAATCAAAAAGCTATTAGAATTAGGTTTTGAGCCTAATTGCGAAGGCGGCAAAGCAAGAAAGCCTTGTAACATTAAATCATTTTGGAAAAACTATTTTGATCCAAAAGACGATGAAGAAAATTGGCAGATGTGTATTGATACGACTGCGAAAGCGGGAGTTTTCCAAGTAAATTATTGGGCTTGGAGATATCCACCTACTGAAAAGAATATTAAAGGATTTAAAAATCTTTTAGATTATTTGAGTGATGGTGATTTTGTTGATTCAGAATATTGGAACAAACAATATGTAGCCAGCCAGTTAGTTTCAAAAGGCAAGAAAAGCAAAAAAACAGTATCTCAAAAGCTAATAAAACAATATGAAAGTAAAATTAAATAAAAATTCATCTTTAGATAGGTGGTATTCTCTTGAGTACGATGCTTATTTGCTATTGGGAGTATCTAAAACAATATTAGGGACTCTTAATGAAGATCATCCTCAATATAAAATTCTTCTTAATCGCATTGAAGGACTTCAAGAGCATTACATGAATAGGAACGCTTTCCCAAGGGTAAAATGCAAACCTTACTCTGCCCAAGAGAGGGCGGAAAGAGATAAAAAGGTATATTAAAAGACAAAAGAGCTAATTCGGGGCTGGGAATTAGTTCTTTTTTGTTTCTTTTTAGATATAAATAAAGGTAAATATTGTTTCTTGTAGGGATAAATAGGGAAGACTAGTAATATGAGTATAATAGAAGGAATTTTGTTGTTTGTTTTGATGGTTATTTTTGTGATAGCATTGCTTGTTTTTGTTAGCACTTTCGAGGACTAGAAAGCCACAGAAAAACAGCGTTTTTGTTGGCTTTTTATCAAATAATTATATCTTTTCCCCATACTAAACAATAAGGGTAAATATAACAATAAATAAGAGAAGAAGTAAAGGATATAATATAGGCTATAATAGAGTAGAGTTTGATAGAGTTGGTTCTGCCCCTAATTTATATTTACAACTTAATTTAAATAATTCATTCCCCGAAAAATAAACAAAAAGCCCAATAAAATGGCCCTTTTTTGCAATTATGTAGAATAAATTATTATGAGAAAATCAAAAAAAATGCTAATCAATTACATTCTATTTTGTGCAATTTTGTCTGGAATAACATTCGTTTGTTATTGTTTGCTAGGGGGTTTTTATTAAGTTTTGCCCGGGGTAAATACAAATAAATGAGAACTCAAAGCCCAAATATTACCAAATTTTAATAGAAATAATACCTAATAAGAGCCAAAAGAGAGTTTTTTATTAGGTTTTCTCCGGGGTTTATATCAAGTTTGTTTTATTATGAGCTTAATAGTGTCTTTGATTGTCATTTTTGCCAGCGTCGTATCAAATAACTGCTGGGGGATAGCAGTTGGTTTAGTTTTGTTATTAATTTCGCCATTAGCAGATAAAGAATATTAATTGCAATTTTGCGCGATTTTGCGCCAGTTTTGCCAAATAACTTGTAAATAAAGGAATTTTGCGCGATTCTAAATAAATAGTATTTTTGTGTGGTTTATGGTAAATATTGTAGGGGATAATAAATACATATTAGAAATAGAAACAGAAGCCTGTACTCTTGTTTCAGTTTATGAGAAGACCAGAGAGGGACTAGAGAATGCTTTCTTTAGAATAGAATCATTCTTGAAGTATCATAAATCATCTGAAATAAAGATCCTTTGTTCCAATTCAAATGAAGTAGTGTGGAGCATTTCCGATGCCAGCCTGCCGCAAATGCCGCTGAAAAATATTTGAAATATTTCTGAAAAAGAGCTTGCGCTCGCCTCTGGATGGGCTATGGTTGCCCTCGATGAAAGCGCGAAAGACCATCGAGATCGAGAAGATCAAAGAGCGAGCGAACCATTACCTCGCCAATAGCTGGAACATTCACGACAAGGAGCGCAAAGGATGCGCTGGCCTTGTTACGACCCTCCTCATGGACGCAGGAGCCTACAGGGGTTTCGCTTACCTGCGGAAAGAAGATGTTGGACCTTTGCTGACCTTTGGCGTAGAGTGGGTGGACGGCAAACCCGTGCATCACGACGAAAGCAGAATTTATTTCTTTTGATTTATGATTACACTAGACTCTATTGAAGCCAAGCTCACCGCAGAAGAGCTAATTGAAATAAGGGCAATTCTTTTCATTTCAGAAAACGCATTCTGGAACCTGACAAAAGCTGACCCCAAGAACACCTGCTTCTACAAAAAAGACATAGAAAGAATCAGAAGAGCAAAAGATACACTCACCAAGGCAATCCAAAGGGAAATATGAAAAAGGTAATTGAATTCTATTCAAAAGACGTTTATGGCAATCGCCTTGAGTACGTCGTAAATAAAGCAGATGCAGATATTATCAGGCAATTGACAGGAAAGAAAACCATTTCAGGAGTAGAGAGAGAACTAATTAGAGACCTGACTGGCAGTCTTGTTGATTTCAAGGAAGTCTTGGCCCCGAAATAAATAAATCAAATGAAAAAAACTATTCTTATTTGCGCCGCTTGTTCAATTTTGCTCTATGGTTTCTCTAATAGAGAATATTCTAATTCAGAATTAGCCAAAGCCATTCATCAGGTTGAAAGCTCTGGCAGGACTGGCCCAAATATCGTTGGGGACAATGGGAAGGCAATTGGCCCCCTGCAAATCCACTTTGAGAACTGGAAGGACGCGACAGACTTCGACAGGTCCATTGGGGGCAAATATCTTGATTGCCATAAATTGGAATATTCTAAAAGGGTTTTTGATGCGTACCTGCGCCGGTACGCTACAGGCAAGAGCGCAGAGGAGAAGGCGAGGATCTGGAACGGTGGCCCCAAGGGGCATGAAAAGAGTGCCACCAAACGCTACTGGAAAGAAGTCAAGAAGAATCTTTGAAAAATAAATAAAAAATTTATTTGCAATGCCCCGCGACGGGGCTAGAGTGTGTCCCGCCATGACGCTACTTCAAGCAATCGAAAGGATCGGGGGCTTCTCCAAGCCCAGTAAAATGCCCTGCCACTCTTGGTCCATCCCGGCCAAGAACTGCAAGATGGGGTCCAAGCTGGCGAAGCTCAAAACTAGCGTTTGCAATAAATGCTATGCAATGCGGGGCTTCTACCCTACGCCCAACGTAGTCAATGCCTTGGCTCGCAGGTTCGATTCCCTTTCAAATCCTGATTGGGTTGAGGCAATGACCCTTGCAATCTCTGGGACAGAGGGCAGCGGTTACTTCCGCTGGTTCGACTCTGGCGACATTCAATCTTTGGCGCATTTAGAACAAATCGCCCAGATTGCAAAGAACCTCCCAAACATCAAATTCTGGTTGCCTACCAAGGAGTACAGAATCGTTTCAGAATTTACCACAAAGAATAAATTGCCAGAAAATTTGACCATCAGGATCTCGGGCTACATGATCGACGGCCCTCCTCCGGTGGCATTGGCAAACCGTATGGGGGTTGTCACCTCCTCGGTCTCCAAGACAAGCTGGACCTGCCCAGCAGGAAGTCAGGGAAACAAGTGCTTGCAATGCCGAGCCTGTTGGGATAAAACTGTCTCCAACGTCGCCTACAAGTACCACTAAAAATGATTTCAAACTAAATTGGAACGATGATGAGTCGAAGAGGGCAGCGGGGTTTATTTGTTTCCTCGTTTATTGCTAGACTCCTCTGGGAAATTCCTTAGAAAGCACGTTCAGGAAAGAGTTTGCCCCCGGTAGGCCACAACCTCTGCTTTGATTTAGTTTTTACTTTTATGAGAATTGAATTCAAATCTACTACAGATAAAATCCTTTTTTTCCTTTCAATCCTAATTGTAGTTATTGTAGCAATGAAAAAATGATAATACTGTTGGTCTTGTTGGTGTTCCTCCTAATCCTAAACGAAATAAATTCAGATAAATGATATGAAAAACGACTGTAAAAATGCCCTGCGCCACCTGACGACGAAGACCTTTGAAGTCTTTGCCGAATTCACCGATGCCGTTTCAGTCTTGTCCCTGCCGGGAGAAAGCTGGGAATTTGAGAACTTTGCTTTGAATTACCAAGACTACAGGAATTGCATTCAGCAGATTCCCTTGGATCTTCAACTTGTTTGTTTTGAGAAGAGTTTCCGCACCTATTCTGTCAATAATCTCCTAGACAGGAATAAGGATAATAAAACTAAATACATAAACGACAAGCTGAACCTGAATCACCTCAAACTCCTAAATAATAACAATAAATTCTTCTGGTTTGATTTTTGTGGCAATCCGAGCGTGGAGTGCTTGAGGTTCTTGAACAACGTGTTTGCGGATGGGGACAGGGTTTGTGCCATCTTCACCTTCACCTTGGGCTGGCGCATCAAAGACAATTTGCCAATTGAATTGAACCAAATGGCAAAGGAAACTTCCAACCAAGAGGCAATTGAAACTTATTTCAGGAATGCCCTGAATGAAATGAATTCCAAGATTGAAGACATTTCAAATAAAATAAATCTGCTCTGGCGGTACACCTACATCAGCAGCCGTGCGCCGATGATCTGCCTTTGCATCACCAACGACCCTATCCTGAAGCGCAAGACTTCCCTGCGGGGCCAAGGCGAGCTTCAGAAGCCCGATCAGGAGGTTACCCCCGCCGCCGAGGTCAAAGGCGATCTGGGAGCCGGTGAGGAGCTTGTGCAGCAGATGAAGACCAGCAGGCAGAGTCTTGCAGCCCACAAGGCATGGGTGACCCGCAGGGCAAACGCTGCCAAAGCCGCTCTGGCAGGGGCTGGAACGGCCCTCGAAAATAAATAAAATATTTGTTGCAAGGGGGCCTAGGTTCGCCTAGGCTCTCTTCCGCAATGAACGCTTCAATTCCTACAGACCCAGACCTGCACGACTTGTGCAAGGTCAGCCACCTTGAGCTTGGGGAGGAGATTCCCGCCGAGGAACCAACCATGACCCTCAAAATGCTTCAGACCATTTGCTGCGAGCAGATGGGTTCTCTCACCGAAACTGACCTGAATCTTTTGGCGGCTCATTGCCCAGAGGTAAAGGTTGGATTCAAGATGGGCTACGGCTCCCGCTTCGTCACGACGGCGGGGCAAGCTAAATCTGAATTGCAGAATAATTTCAAGACTCATGCCGAAATGGGCCTTGACCAGTACGTTCGGGAGTGCTTCATTCCTGCGACCGAGCTGGATTTACTGAACAAGTTTTTCGGCTGGAAATTCAACTGGTAAAGATATGGAAGAAAATCAAATCAGAGAAGTCATCGAACTGGTCAACAAGCTCCAGAAGCTAGGTTGTGGAGTGGAGACCGACAACGGGGGCCAGATACTTGTCTACACGGGCCTGAAACAAAACAACGACGGCGAAATTGTGGTTTGCGAATAATGAAATAGCCTTGGGGTCAGGCTCAAAAGCCCCTTTTTTTTGATATGAATAAAGAACTATTGCGTAATTTTATCATCTCGGTGTTGAATGATGAGAATGGTATCAGCGGCGAATCATTCTCTATTCTCTATGAGCTTGCCGAAAACGACCAATCACTTCGTGACATTATGTTGGCTACTGATGCTTGTGATGATCGTTTCTATCTAAAAGAAGAAGACGCAGCTACACTCAACAAGTAAACAAGTAACATGACTACCAAAGAAGCAGAATTACTCGCAAAGTTCGACGAGGCCATCGAACTGGCAGAGGAGGCACTAGAACTGGCTCAAGAGTATGCTGGGAACGAAAGCGAAACTGCTTTGGCTATCTCCAAGAAGATCAGCAAACTGGCGCGAAGCATCAAAGAATAAATAAAATGAATCAAAAATACCAAATAAACCCAAACGATTTAGTTTCTCTGCGGACTTGCCTCGTCATCATGCTGGACAAGTGCGAAGACGCAATTCGGGAGAATAAGACTCTTCCCATCTCGGCAGAACTCTATTCTAAATTGAAAGAAGCTGAAACCGCCACCAAGTACATCAACCTCAAACTCGTTCAAGCCAATGACAACCTCTGATAAAAATAAATTGAAAAAACGTCTTCTCGAAAACCTCAAGGCAGTTGAGCAGGAGGACCAGAAGACCATTGACGCAATCCTCGCCGCAGCAGGGCCAGACGCCGCTGACGTTGCCCTTTTCAGCTTCGCAATGGGAGTCATCTTGGCTTGGATCGAACTGGATCTGGAACACCTTGACCTTCTGGGCGAAGCAGATGAGAAGGAACTCTTCCTGATTGAAAGCGCAATTGCCGCAAAGTGGGCCAAATCTTATCTTGATTAGAAAATGAATGCTCTTGAAATAGCCCAAGATCACCTAGAATCAGCCAAGCTCTCCATCGACAATTCTGAAATAAAAGAAATACTTGATGAAATAATCTTTGCTCTAGACCTACTAGCATCAGAAGTAAAATGAAAATCATTTCCTTTTTGGCAATGCTTGGGGTTTCTTTTGTTTCATTTATTCTCTCAAAGAGCGCAGGAATAGAAATAGCAATAAGTTATTTTGTATTAGGGTTTCTCTTATCTGCAAGAATCTACTTCTTCTAAATAATAAATAACATGAAATACTTTGTTTCTTTGGCAGTCTTGTATGCTTTTGTTGCAGCAGCTTATTTTGTTCAAGATAATAAGTGGGTTGCTTCTATTTTGTTTTGTTTGGGATTCTTATTCAGCATCTTATGTTTCTTCAAAAAATCAGATAAAATAAAGCAGGGATAATAAATAAGACAAATAATGCCAGCCTCTCTAGAAATAGAGGGGTTTTTTGTTTGCCAAGTTTTAGATAATAAAAAGGGAAATAGAATGAAGTTTGTGCAATTTTGTGCAAATAGGGGCAAATAGTGCGCCCCCGCCCCCGGCCCCCGCTGGCCCCC